GGAAATTCTTATCTGAGTATGCAGCTTTCTTAAATGAGCATACAGCTTGGTACCGTCCTATGTCACCAGACAAGGTAATGATGTGGCAACAAAAAATTGAGGTAAGAAAAGGAGACAGAAAAGCTGAGGTAGGTCTTAAAGGAACTATACAAGGTATGTCTTTTGAAAAAGATCCTACTAATGGTGTAGGGGGACCGGTTAAGTACTTCTTCCATGAAGAGGCCGGAATTGCTCCTAAGATGAATACTACCTTTGGATATATTAAGCCAGCACTTAAGTCAGGTTTAATTACTACAGGTATGTTTATTGCAGCAGGATCTGTAGGGGATTTGGATCAATGTGAGCCATTAAAGAAAATGATCCTTGAACCAGAGGGTAATGATATCTATGCAGTACAGACTGATCTTATAGATGAGAATGGTACAATAGGTATGTCAGGTTTATTTATTCCTGAGCAATGGTCAATGCCTCCATACATTGATGATTATGGTAACTCACTAGTAGAAGAAGCTCTTAAAGCTTTAGATGAGTACTTTGAGAAATGTAAGAAAACAATGGATCCTGAAGATTATCAATTAGAGATATCTCAGCACCCAAGAAATATTGCAGAAGCTTTCAAACACAGAAAGGTTTCTAAATTCCCATCTCACTTAGTAACTGCACAGATTAAACGTATTGAAGAAAAAGAGTATGCATATGAATACTTAGATATCTTCCGTAATGAAACAGGTCAGGTAGCTGTTAAGGAAAGTAGAAAATTACCTATTGCAGAGTTTCCTATTAGTAAAAAGACAGAGGATAAAACTGGATGTCTTGTAGTATGGGAGAGGCCAGTTAAAGATCCTAGCTTTGGAATGTACTATGCATCTATTGACCCTGTGGCTGAGGGAAAGACAACTACCTCAGAATCACTATGTTCTATATATGTAATGAAAGCTCCTGTAGAAGTTACTAAGGTAACTATGGGAGAAACAGAAACTTATATTGAACAGGACAAGATAGTAGCAGCATGGTGTGGCCGCTTTGATGATATCAAGCAAACACATGAGAGACTAGAGATGATCATTGAATGGTACAATGCCTGGACAGTAATTGAGAACAATATATCACTCTTCATAGGTTATATGATTTCCAGAAAACGTCAGAGATACTTGGTACCTAAAGATCAGATAGTATTCTTGAAAGATCTTGGTGCCAACAAAAGTGTGTATCAGGATTACGGATGGAGAAATACCGGTGTATTATTCAAACATCACTTACTAAGTTATGTGATTGAGTATACTAAGGAAGAACTAGATACTGTAACTAAGGACGATGGAACTATTGTAAAGACCCATTATGGTGTAGAAAGGATTCCGGATATCATGTTACTAAAAGAAATGCATGCATATGTAGATGGACTCAACGTGGATAGACTAGTGGCATTCTCAGCACTTGTTGCTTTCATGAGAATACAGCAAGCAAATAGAGGATATACTAAGAGAGTCATCATGGATGATGCAAGTAAAAACTTGGAAAAGTCAAAAAATTTGTATAAATTAAATAGTAGTCCTTTTCGTAATATGGGAAAGGCTAGAAAAATCAATGGAGAGGTATTTAAGAAATCACCATTTAAAAACTTTAAATAAGGATTATGCAAGTATATAACGCACTGCAACTCAAAAAGGGAGCAAAAGTAGAACATAACAGATTGGGCAGTATAACCCAACCGTTGCAATTTTTGCCAAAGTCTGAAAAAGATGAGCAATGGGCTGCTTGGAACCTTGACTGGTTAGAATGGAATGGTCTTAAGCAGATCAAGAGAAATGCAAGAAGACTGATGAAAAATTACAAACTTGCAAAAGGAATCATTGATAAGACTGATTACATTGTAGAAGAAGACAATGACTATAGAGATATTATTGAAACTCTTACTCAAGAAGATCAATCAGCTTTAGAGTTAAAGTTCTATCCTATTATACCTAATGTAGTTAATGTACTAGTAGCAGAATTTGCTAAGAGAAATACTAAGCTTACATATAGAGCTGTAGATGAATTCTCCTACAATGAAATGATGGAGCAAAAGAGAGCCATGGTAGAAGAAGTTCTTATGGCAGATGCTCAAACTAAAATACAAAGTGCACTTATGGAGCAAGGATTAGATCCTCAATCAGAAGAAGCACAACAACAATTAAGTCCAGATAACCTTAAGAGTTTACCAGAGATAGAGATGTTCTTCAAGAAAGATTACAGATCTATGGTAGAAGAATGGGCTAATCACCAACATAAAGTAGATGTTGAGAGATTCAAAATGGATGAGTTAGAAGAAAGAGGTTTCCGTGATATGCTTATTACTGACCGTGAGTTCTGGCACATGCGTATGATGGAGGATGACTATGAAGTAGAATTGTGGAATCCTGTATTATGTTTTTATCATAAGTCTCCGGATGCAAGATATATTTCTCAATCAAACTGGGCTGGTAAAACAGATATGTTAACTGTAGCTGATGTTATTGATAGATATGGTTACTTGATGACTGAAGAACAGATGGCAAGTCTTGAAGCAATTTATCCTATCAGATCCGCAGGTTACAATATCCATGGTACTCAGAATGACGGGAGTTTCTATGACGGGACCAAGTCACACGAGTGGAATACCAACATGCCATCTTTGGCAATGCGTCAATTCACTACTGCAGCTGCCAATAGTATTTATCAAGGAGGAGATATTGTTAATTACATCTTATCTGAAGGAGAGGACTATTATGATCAAGGAACTGCTTACTTGTTAAGAGTAACAACAGGTTACTGGAAATCACAACGTAAAGTAGGTAACTTAACTAAGGTAGCTGATAATGGTGAGGTGACAACTGAATTGATCACTGAAGATTATAAGATTATAGACAAACCTATCTATGATACTAGATTGTTCAAGAACAGAACTAAGGAGAACTTAGTGTACGGAGAACACATAGACTGGATATGGATTAATGAAGTATGGGGTGGTATTAAGATTGGACCAAATATTCCTTCTTTCTGGGGTATGAATAATCCAGGTGGATTCACTCCTATCTACGTAGGTATAGATAAACCTATGGTAGCTCCATTAAGATTCCAGTTCAAAGGTGATGCAAGTATCTATGGATGTAAACTTCCAATTGAAGGAGCTGTATTCTCAGATAGAAATACTAAGTCTACAGCACTTATTGATTTGATGAAACCATATCAAATTGGATATAACATTGTAAATAATCAGATTGCTGATATCTTAGTAGATGAGTTAGGTACAGTAATCTTACTTGACCAAAATACATTACCAAGACACTCATTAGGAGAAGACTGGGGGAAAGGTAACTTAGCTAAAGCTTATGTTGCTATGAAGAATTTCCAGATGTTACCTTTAGATACTTCTATTACTAACACTGAGAATGCACTTAACTTCCAGCATTTCCAAAAACTTGATCTAGAACAGACTCAAAGGTTAATGTCTAGAATCCAGTTAGCTAACTACTTTAAGCAACAAGCTTATGAGGTTATTGGAGTTAACCCACAACGTATGGGTCAACAGATTGCACAACAAACAGCTACAGGTGTAGAACAGGCAGTTAATGCTTCTTATGCACAGACAGAGACTTACTTTATTCAGCACTGTGATTATTTAATGCCAAGAGTACACCAAATGCGTACTGACTTAGCACAGTTCTATCATAGTACAAAGCCTTCATCACGTCTTACTTACATGACCACGGCTGATGAGAAAGTTAACTTTGAAGTACATGGGACAGATCTTATGCTTAGAGATATTAATATTTTCTGTACAACTACAGCTAATAACAGAGCAATACTTGAGCAGTTAAAGTCTATGGCTTTACAAAACAATACTACTGGAGCTTCTGTATATGACTTAGGTAAGATTGTTCAGTCTGATTCTATTGCACAAATGAATCATGCTCTTAAAGAGTCTGAAGAGAAAATCAATAGACAAAAACAAGAAGAACAACAGCATGCTAAAGAAATGCAGGATCAAATGCTTGCATCACAAGAGAAGCAAAGACAAATGGATATCCAAGCTAAAGCTGAAGAACAAGATAAACAACTTCAAAACAATGTTGTTGTTGCTGAGATCAGAGCTGCTGGATACGGTGCTGCTGTGGATGTTAATCAGAATCAAATGTCTGACTATCAAGATGCTATGAAAGACATCAGACAGGAACAACAATATCAAGATCAATCACAGTTAGAAAGATTAAAGGAGTCTAATAAACAGATGAACAATAATCAGAAGACACAGATGGAAAGAGAGAAGTTGCAGACTCAAAAAGAGATAGCAGATAAACAATTACAAATTGCTAGAGAGAATAAAAATAGATTTGATAAAGGTGGTTCAGATAAGAAGAAGAAGTAACTAGCTATATAGTGCCAAAAATGAATTCTGAAAATACCTAGATTTTAAATTTTAGAAGTTTATTTGTATAATAATTTGTATATTAAAATAAATAACCAATATAAAACCAACATGAATACAGAAGAAGAAAAAGCTCAAGATCTCACAACGGTGAGTCAAGTAGATGTTAACTTGGATGAGCTCTTTGGAATGCCTGGTGCAGAGAACATTATGACTCCTGAAGATGGCAAAGAACCAGAGAAGCCTAAGACTATGTTTACTAAAGAAGAAGTAGATGTATCGTTCATTGACAAACCTACAGATACAACAACTGTAGAACAGAAAGAAGAGATTAAGGAAACTATAGATGAACTTAATGATCTTATCACTCAAGAAGAGGATGCTGGTAATAAAGGCAGACCTAAAGTAGATAAGTCAGGTCTTTATGAGTTAGCTCAGAAAATGATTGAAGAGGGAAGCCTTTTTGCATTTGATGATGATAAACCATTAGAGGAATATACTACTAAAGACTTCAGAGAATTGTTTGAGGCAAACTTTGAAGAAAGAGAGAATAAGATTAAGGAATCAGCTCCGCAAGAATTCTTTAAAGCATTACCTGAAGAACTACAAGTTGCAGCTAAATATGTTGCAGATGGTGGTCAGGATCTTAAAGGATTATTTAGAACTCTTGCACATGTTGAAGAGATCTTTGAATTAGATCCAGCTGAAGAAGGTCACCAAGCAGAGATTGCAAGACAGTATTTGTATGCAACAGGTTTTGGTACTCCAGAGGAAATTGAACAAGAGATCCAAGACTGGGATGAAATTGGTAAGCTTGAACAAAAAGCTAAGCAGTTTAAACCAAAATTAGATATGATGCAAGAAGAGATTGTATCTAGACAGTTAGCAGAACAAGAGCATAAGAAACAACAACAAGCTGCTCAAGCTAAAACTTATATGGATAATGTATACAATGTATTATCTGCAGGAGAGTTAGCAGGAGTAAAACTTGATAAGAAAGTTCAAGGGATGTTATACTCAGGATTAGTACAACCTAACTATCCTTCTATCTCAGGTAAACCTACAAACATGTTGGGACATCTCTTAGAGAAGTATCAGTTTGTAGAACCAAGACATGATCTGATTGCAGAAGCATTATGGTTATTAGCGGATCCAGCAGGATATAAGTCTAAGATCCAGGAACAAGGTGGTAAAGTAGCTACAGAAAAAGCAGTAAGAATGCTTAAGACTGAAGAGGCTAGAAAGATCACTTCTTCTAATGCTCAAGAAGATGAACCAACTACAAGAAAAACAACACAAAGAACTATCAGTAGAAATACTGGTGGAAGTATATTTAAAAGATAAAATAATTATTAATTAACAAACAAACAATGGCAACTCCAGTTTTAAACAATGGGATATTCCTACGTGATACAGCTTACCAAGCTTCTTCACACTTGGATTCATATCACCTTGTGAACATGTTGAAAGATGCAGAACCAATGGATTTAGGTCCGGTTGATCTTTGGGCAATGGCACAAAAAGTAGAAATGCCTCTTTATCAGCTATCTAGCTTTGGAGGTAAGAACATTATTAATGTGGATAATGCACGCGGTGAATACCGTTGGCAAACTCCAGTATCTATTGACCTACCATATATCGTAGAAGATATTGAAGCTGAGAATGACTTCAAAGGTGTTGAGGGTACAACATTTAAAATTAAAATCAACAAACGTGAGTTTGGACATGGTGATATCATTACCTATGACAAATACAACGGTGTTGAGATGTACATTACAGCTGATGACATTTTACCTATTGGTGATGGATTCATCTATACTGTACAATTGGTAAACAATGACAACTACAAATACTTGGATAACAAGTACTTGGCTAATGGTACAAAAGTTTTCCGTAAAGGTTCTGCACGTGGTGAGTATGGTGAAAGATTCTCTGACATCCAAACTAACACAGGTTTCCGTGAATTCTACAATTATGTAGGAGGTGCTGAAGCTCACGTACATTATTCAGTATCATCTCGTGCTGACTTGATGATCAAAGGTGGAATGAATGCAGATGGTACAGTTCCTGTAACTGAGATCTGGCGTACATTTGATAAAAACATTGACCCTGCTGTATCTTCTTTAGAAGACATGGTTAAGGTTATGGGTAAAGATAAAGTTAAAAAAGCATTTGATAACGGAGACTTATCACGTACTTTCTTGACTAACATGGAAGCTGCTCACTTAACTAAGATTGCTTCTGACATCGAGACTTACTTGATGTGGGGACATGGAGGTAGAGTACGTCAAGACGGACCAGATGATGTAAGATTGTCAGTGGGTCTTTGGAAACAGTTGGATAACTCTTTCAAAAGAATCTACAACAAAAACAACTTCACATTAGATTTATTCCGTGGAGAGATCTACAACTTCTTCAATGGTAAAGTTGAGTTCCAAGGACCAGATCCAAAACGTTCACTAGTTGTACAAACTGGTATGGGTGGTATGCGTATGGTTAATGAGGCAATTAAACGTGAGGCTATCTCTTCAGGTTTATTGATTCAGGCTGCTGATATCGGTGCTATCACAGGTAAAGGTATGGACTTGAACTTTGGATTTGCTTATACATCTTATGTTATTCCTTTCTTGGCTAACGTTAAGTTTGTATTGAATCCTGCATTTGACAACGTACATACTAATGATATTGAGAACCCTATCATTGATGGTTTCCCATTATCTTCTTACTCATTCATTATTTTTGATATCACAGATAATACTAATGACAACATCTACATGTTGAAATTATCTTGGGATAATCAATTGAAATGGTGGTACCAAAACGGAACAATGGATTACATGGGTCGTACTCAAGGATTCCAGTCTTCAGGACAGTTCAACGGATACCGTGTGATGATGTCTCAAACAATGCCAGCTATCTGGGTTAAAGACCCTACTAAAGTGTTGAAAATTGTTATGAGAAACCCAATCACTGGTGGATCATTCTAATATGTCAAAACTAGGGAGAGGGTTAAGGCTCTCTCCCTTTTTATTTTAATAACCAATAAAAACCAACAATTATGAGTTACACACACATTGAAGTAACAAAAACAAACAAGTCTAGTGCTATTAGCATTAAACCTTATTTTGACAATTCAGCATCTAACATGGGATTAGAAAGTTATGGTCTATCTTTATTTGATGGAGTTAAGCACCATGAGCAGTTAGGATGTACTGAGAAAAATGGAGTAGTAAGATATCTTACTGGTCTAAATGAATTTGCTCCAGAGATTAAGTTAATCCGTGAGCCAGAAGCAAAAGAAGCAAAGATTAAAGAGATCAGAACTGCAGTAGCTGAGTTAGAACAAGAGTTAGCAGCTAATGTAATTGATATTGATGATCCACATTTTTGGAATAAAGTAGTATTGTTAAAACCTGATAATGGAGATTTCTGGAATAAGATATCTATATCATGTGGTAATGATCCTGTATTCCTAGACCCAAGTGATCCTTATGACAGAATCAAACTATATGCAATTGAAAACGGAGGATTCTCTATTGTTGCAAGAAGTTATGATGATGCAAGATCAAAAGCTGTTCCACCTAAATTTTACTTAGATAAGGTTGAGGAGACAGTTACTATTAAAACTGAATACAAAAAACTTAGAAATAAAGCACTTGCTGAGTTACAAAAATTGTTTGATAAGAACAGCACTAAGTTGTTATATGTTGCTAAGGCAGTAGATACAGCTAGTACACAGTACAAGAAAACAACACCAAATGATATCATCTATGATATGATGGATAGACATATCAACGGTGAAGGTACAGAAGGTAACAAAGAAAGAGCTGCAAAAGGATTCTTAGAAGCTGCTGCAATGGACATGGAGTCATTAAAAATTAAAGCAATTGTTAAAGATTCCGTATTTTTTAAGTATATTATAAATAAGGCAGATGGACATATTTACCATGCATCATCAAGTACATTGATTGGTAGAAATGTTTCTGATGTTATTGAGTTCTTGAAGAATCCTATGAATGAAGATATTTTAAAAGATCTTAACGGGAAAATTGAGAAGCTCTGGAATATGTAATTTTTATAAACTATATAAGTCATGACTAAGAAACCTAGAGTTACTAGAAAACAAAAAAAAGCAGATGCTATGTATAAAGCAAATCCTACATGGGCTGCTGAAGATAACTACACACCAAAAATGAAAACTGGTGGTATGGTAAATTCTAATGCTAAAGTATCTGCTGCTAAAGCTGCAACAGGTAAAGTAGGTGGAGTAAGTAAAGCAATTTCTAAAACTGCTGTTAACAGTGCATCTCCTAAAGGAAATGTAGGTGGTATATCTAAAGCTCCTACAAAAGCTTTACCAAAAGCACAATTAGGTGCAATCATTAAAACTGCTAAAACTGCAGGAAAAGCTATTACTACTGCACAAAGAGATTTAAAGGCAGCTAATTATGTTAAACAACTTGATAAGGCAAGAGGAGTTAAAGCCACAGCAGAAGCAAAAAAAGTTAATACTCTTTCAAAAATTGCAAATGCTCCAGGAGGTAAAACAGTAATTGGAGGTACATTAGCTTCAGGTATAGCTGGTTTAAATAGACTAAGTACACCTGGTAATGCTAAAGTTGCTGGTAAAGGTATGGCTTCTAAAGTAGCTTCTAAAGCTAATAAGCAAAAGATGGGTGGTTCAATGAAAGGTAAATCTTGCTAATACTTTAGATCATGGGACTTATAAGTAATGTTAAAACTGCAGTTAAAGCTGGTAAAAAAGCCTATGATGCATCAAAGGTAGCCAGTGTTAAAAAAGCAGCTGATGCTGCGGCTGCCGCTAAAAAAGCAAAAGATGCTGCAGATTCAGCTAAGAAATTAGCTAAAGCAGATAAGATTATTGCCAGAAGTAAAAAAGTAAAAAAAACTGCTGCAGTAGCTGCTGTTAGTGGTGGAGCTGGTGCTTACGGTTATAAGAAAGTTACTGAAAAAGGAATGTCTGGTGCATCTAAAGGTACAGCAGCTAAAGTTGCAGGAAAAGCAATAGCTAAAGCTACAACAGAAAAACTTACACCAAGCTGGATGAAAAATGCTACAAGCAATAAGAAAAAGTTTGGAGGACCTGTAAATGTACAACCTGGTAAACCTGGTAAGATCAGATCTTCTGAAGATCAAGGTTACACAGCTATTGGTAAAAGAGAACCTAGTAGAACTAGTTTTAAGAAAGGTAAATAGTTATTATGGCAACAACTAAGAAAGATAAGAATTGGATTCAAAAAGCAGTTAACCCTAAACACAAGGGTTACTGCACTCCAATGTCTAAACCAACTTGTACACCAAAGAGAAAAGCTTTGGCAAGAACATTTAAAGCAATGGCTAAAAATAAGTAAGATGGCAAAACAAATGCTTAAACGTAAAGATGGTAGTGTATCTCAAAGAGGTCTTTGGGATAATATCCGTGCTAATAAAGGTTCGGGTAAAGCACCCACTAAGGATATGCTTAAGCAGGAAAAAAAGATCAAAGCCACTACAAAAATGAAAACCGGAGGTTCTACTCCAGCTTGGACAAGAAAAGAAGGTAAGAATCCTACAGGAGGCCTTAATGCTAAAGGAGTAGCATCTTATAGAAGAGAAAACCCTGGTAGTAAATTGCAAACTGCAGTTACTACAAAACCTTCTAAGTTAGCTCCAGATAGTAAAGCAGCTAAGAGACGTAAGTCTTTTTGTGCTAGAATGTCTGGAATGCCAGGACCTATGAAGGATGAAAAAGGAAGACCTACAAGAAAAGCTCTTTCTTTAAGAAAATGGAATTGTTAAAAATTATATATCATGGCAAAGAAATGTATGAGTTGTGGAGGCTCAATGAATAAAATGCAAAAGGGAGGAACAGCTGTTGAAAAAGCTCAAAAAGTTGTTGACCAAAGAAAATTAGAAAACATACGTAAGTACGCTAAGATGAAACAAGATAAAGGCCTTGTTCCGCCTCCTCCTCCACCGTCTAAAATGTATAAACAAGGAGGATCAGTAAAAATGCAAAAAGGTGGTACAATGAAAACTACAGTAGGAGGTCCTGCTAAGAAACCATTTGCTGCTGGAATTCCTTATTATACTGGTGCTGGTCAAACAGGTCCTGAATCAATGCAAGTTGGGGGTGCTCTAAAAGGAGTTAAAACTTTATATAAAGGTAGTAAAATCTTAAATAAAGCTAAGTCTTTAGTAAATAATAAAATTACTAAAGGAGCTACAGGTCCAATGACTAAAACGGCTATGCGATTAAGAGCTACTGGTAAAAAGAAATAAGATATGTTAAATAGTGTATTAACAATAAAGATTAAACAAAGGCTTAATAAGTTAGATAGCCAAGACTATGACAACATTGAATGTTGGCAAGTAGTTGAGGCATTTAACAAAGCTCAAGTTGAGTGGACCAGAAGACAACTTCATGGTATCAATCTTGTCAAAGAGGGTGATGAGCAATCAACACGTAGAATTGATGACTTACAAGTATTGTTAACTACAGATGCTTTAACAACTACTAAGAAAGATATTTATTCTACTGCAGCATTACCTGTAGACTACTTACAATGGAAAAGACTAGATGTATTTGCAACTAGTTCTTGTTGTCCAGATAAACGTAGAATGGTGGTATATTTAGCAGAAGAAGCTAATGTCAATAACTTATTAAGAGATGTAGCTAAGAAACCTAGTTTTGAATGGGGAGAAACTTTTGCTACTCTTATTAATAACAATTTAAACATCTATACAGATAATGAATTTGCAGTTGAAAACTCAAACATTATTTACTATAGACAACCTAGAAAAATACAGATCTTAAATTGTGTAGATCCTTATACTGGTGTAGCATCAACTTCTGATATTACATGTGAGTTTAAAGATGATATCATTGAAGTTATCATTGATGAAGCAGCAAGTATTCTTGCAGGAGATATAGAATCAGGAAATCAGTTCTCAAGAGGTACAGAAACCGCAGAACGCAATAACTAATAAAAATGGACAAACCTAAATTATTAAAAAGAAGTGCTGAAGCTACAGCAAGTTATTCTGCACCGGCAGGAGGTAATTGTGATTCAATGACTTCAGCTTGTGTAAGTGAGTTAATGAATGCTGCAACTAGCTTTCATAAGTTACACTTAAAAGTAAATGGTGCGGGATCATATGCTGCACATAAAGCTCTTAATGAATTATATGATGCATTACCAGGACATGCTGATGATTTAGCTGAAGGATATCAAGGGGCCTCAGAAAAACTATTAAGTTATACTGAAGTAGCACCTAGATCATTAGGAACAGTTGCAGATGGTCTAGCTTACATACGTGAGATGTATCAAATGGTAAACGGATTACAGGCTAAGATGCCTTACTCAGAGATAGTAAATGATCTAGATACTGTAAAAAGTACATTAAATTCAATCAAGTATAAACTATTATTCTTGAAATAATTTTGAAATACTAAAATATTTCACTATATTAAATATATATTTATTAATTAAAACTAAAAACTATGAGTTATTTTAATCATGCGTTCCAGAAGACCTTTGTTGGTACTAATGGATTCACAGGTTTAAATGAAGGTAAGTTAGGTACACCAGGAAACATCTTGGATGGTGGTTACTTTGCCTTTGTTGATGCAAAGACTTGGAACGTTTATGCTACAGATGCAACACCAGGATGTTGTAATCTTGTATTAGCTGCAGGTTCAATTTATTCAAAAGATAAAATTGGTCCATTCCACGGAGGTTATTTAGAGTCTAACAAGTCTAAAGAAATTAACCCACGTTATGTAAACCGTTTTTACCGTGTAGATCCATGTGGTCCATCAGCTAACGTTATCAATATTGGTAAAACTCCTTATACTTCAGATGCTGCGTTGTCTTTGGCAATCACAAATGATGGTGCAGATATTGAAGATGGTGTATACACTGATATTCCATTAGTAGATACAACTGCTCCAACAGGATCAGGATTAGTTGCTACAATTACTGTAGTAAACAATGCAGTTGAATTTGTACAAATTACTAACGGTGGTACTGGATGGAACACTGGTGATGTAGTTACAACATCAGCAGAATTACTTCCTTCTATTCCAGGTGAAACAGCTGTACAACCTACATTTACTGTTACTGCAGGTGTTGGTGCTAATTGTTGCAAAGAGTTCTTATGTGGTGAAACTTACAACTTACGTTTAGATGTTAAAGGTTCTCCTGCATTACGTTTCTTAAATCACAATGCATACTTAACAGTTACTGCTTACACAGGATGTTGTCCTGATGGAGCTATTGCACCAGTTGCAGTTGACTCTACAGAAGTTATGATTAAATGGGCTCAACAAATTGTTGATTCTCCATTGATCAAACCATTCATTATGCCAGTAGTTATTGATGAAGCAGGTGTTGCTTGGTATGCTCCAGGAACTGATGCTGGTTTCTTAGCTAACTACGGTGTTGATACTTGGGATCACTATGTATCTCCAGGACACGTTGACGGAGAATGCGCAGGTTTAATTTTAAACGGTGCTTATGTAGATACTAAATTTGGAGATTGTACTTTCCAAGTTTCTGACTTCTATGAAAAAGAGCCAGTACGTTTATATGCATCTGAAACTGATTTAAATGGAGATCCATGTACATTTGATGGCATCTGTGTTATTACTGAGTGTCAAGGACGTCAAGCAATGGGTCTTGGAGAATCTGTAGCACGTGATGTAATTTTGTCAGAATCTTACAGACAAAACTTCTTTGCTACTGATCTACGTATCCGTGAGATTACTCAAGGTACTTCAGTATGGAACTACATTGACCGTCAAAGTTTGTATACAAGATATTACTTACAACACAATGTACCACGTTTCAATAATCCTTCATCTACATTTGATAATGATCAATACTTGTTAGAAATCATTACTGAAGAACAAGATGTTGCTTTTGAAGCTTTTGTAGAAGGATGGTTAGAGAATTGTTCTCAATGTTCAGGATTAGAAGTTGTAGGATGTGAAACATCTTGCTCACCAATTGTACCTTATCCAGTAGCATAACCCTAATTAATTATCATACTAAAAGGAGAGGAGTTTAACTCTTCTCCTTTTTTTTATATTAAAGCTATGGCAAATCACGTATTAAGTTTAGAAGTACCTACAGTAATGAATTCTTGTATATTAAGAATTGTAGATACTAGTGTCTATTCAAATCTTGTACCTTTAACATGTGCTACATTAAATGTTACTGTACCGGGATTTGCATACTCAAATCAAATAGATGTCACTGCAGGGTTTACAGAGACCTTAACTGCATGTGATTTAAATTTACAAACTGTGGACTGTGGTACAAAGTATGTTGATATTCCTGATGGAGTATATATCATTAAGTACAGTGTATCACCAAATGATGTTGTATATGTAGAATACAATCATTTAAGAATTACAAAAGCATTAAAGATTTACAATGATCTTTTATGTAACTTAGATATTGCAGCATGTGATCCTCCAGCTACTATTAAGAAAAAACTTAATGAGTTGAATATGATCCGTATGTATTTAGAAGCTGCTAAAGCTAAAGTAGAGACATGTTTAGAACCAGATAAGGGAATGACACTCTATAATTATGCACTTAAGTTACATAAGAAACTAGATTGTAAAAGTTGTTAACCATTTCAAAACCAATAGATTATGGCAAATTGTTTAAATTGTAAAAAAGCATTATCATGTGGATGTCAGAAAAGAACAGCATCAGATGGTAAGTCAGTATGTTCAACATGTCTTCAAGGATATGAAGCTAGATTGAAACAAACACCAAAACCAGCAGCAACTACACCTACACAGGTATGGGGACCAAATAGATATAAAAAACAAATATAAGTACCATGGCATGTTTATGTACTAGAGCAACCAATTTACAAGGAGCTGCACATGTCACAGGATATAGATATATAGACTGTGATGGACAACTTCAATATTATACACCTTTAGCTCCAGGTGAAACTGGTCCTAAGATTTGTGTAACTACTTGGATTCCTGTAGGTTTACCTGCTGGTACATTTGAATATTTTGGTGATTGTGTTAATGGAGAATGCCCTACTACAACACCTTACACATTCTACTCATGTCGTGAAGATATACCTCCTTTTTGTGTTGAATTAACAGAAGCTATAATAACTAAAGCTGAACAATTACAAACTAATTGTTTTAAGATTAGTTCAGAACTTATCAATGGTGTATTTACTGGATTTCCTAGTTATGAAGGATGTGCAGAACCAATTAAAGTTACTGTAGAACCAATAAATAGTGTAGAGTGTGAAAACGCATGTCCTGTACAGTGTTATTCTATTAGTGGAGGAACAATTACATACGTAGATAGTTTTGGAGACCTTACTACTCAAGTAGGTCCTGCAGAGATTTGCTCTAAGACTTACCCTTATGTTGAAAGCGTTGATCCAGTAACTATTGAACTGAATGGTTTCTGTGTAGATGAAGTATGTACACCTTATTGTTTTTTACTTAGAGACTGCCAAGGAATAGAAGACCCAATTACAAGTACCTCACAAGAATTAGTATACTACTATTTATCTGGTGAAGTTATTAAGATTAATGGTTATGATACTTGTTGGACAGTAGGTCTTAGTGATGATTGTAGCTGTGCTATTGATATAACTATTACTCAGTTCTATGCAGACTGTAAAACATGTGTTACACCTGTAGCTTATAAAGTAACAGATTGTAGTAATGCAGCAATAGTAAAATACACAACAGATGACTTATCTGCTTATGTGGGTAAAGTTGTAGAATTAGATTGTGGAGGATGTTGGACAGTTGAATTGATCAATATAGTTCCGCCATCTGATGTAACTATAACTGTATTATTTTCATATGATACATGTGATGCATGTAGTCAAGAATACTGGAGACTTGTAGATTGTAATGAAACTGAAGCAGATATAATTACTATTACAGATCTTTCTGTATATGAAGGTAAAGTAGTTACATTGACATGGTGTCCTAAAATATGCTGGACAGTAGAAAGTACACGTGAAGCAACAGATGCTACTATAGTATTTGTAGATGTAGAGTATCAAGAATGTATAGAGTGTATTGCAGCAGTTAATCCTTGTCTATGTTCTACTGTAACTAACTTAGGTTCTTCTCCAGCAACATTTAGATATTATGATTGTGAAGGTAAGTCTGAAACAACTCCTTTATTACAACCTGGAGATATTTCACAAAAAGTATGTACAAGATCCTGGGTAAATGTAGATGAAAGTTACATTCTTTATTATGGAGAATGTTTATCACCTGAACCAAGAATATATGAATGTCCTGCAGTTCCTTTACCAAAAAGAAGTGTAACACCAGGATATAATACACCGGCATGTACAACAGAATACTTTGATAAAGTTTCTTGTGCATATGCTGAAGTAATGTATTCTATTGCTTTAGAACAAAGATATGGTATAACATCTTGTTGTGCTGAAGACTTAGAAAAATGGGAAATTAAATATGAGTTACTTATGATGGCAGCAATGCTGGATCCAGATTATGTATGTACACCTAGTAGCACATGCTGTGAACCAGGTTTACCTAAATCTACTGGAACTTGTAATTCTTAATTAATTTTAGTATATTATTAATATATATAAAAGTATGAAACCTGTAAATTTAAATACAGCTCCTTGTGCACCAATATCATCTAATTGTGTGATATGGCAAGGTCCTAATGTTCCTTGTATTAATCTATGTAATGGTGATACAGTATCTGATGTAGTTTTTGCATTAGCTACTGAGCTATGTACAATCTTAGATACTCTGGATGTAGCAAACTATGATTTGACATGTTTCAATCTTACAGCTTGTGCACCAAGTAATTTTCATGATTTAATACAATTCTTAATTGCACAGATTTGTGCAGCTAATGGAATCACTGTAGCTCCAGATAAGACAACAGGATGTCCAGATTGTTTAGTATCAGTTGCACCTTGTTTTGTAGAAGGTGGTGTAACTACTATGAACTTAACAGACTATGTAAATGCTATTGCTAATAAGATCTGTAATATTATTGATGAGATTGCTGTAATAAATAATGCTCTTAATGTATTAGATATCAGAGTAACTGCTTTAGAAAATGAACCGGATCCTGTATTTGAGATTCCTTCTTTTATAGTAGAGTGTGATATTGATACATTAAATGAAGGAGATACTTATCAGATTGATGTAATCTTAGAGGCTTTCATTAATAATGTATGGTGTTCTTTTTATTCTGCTACAGGTACAGCATCTGAAATACTAGCAGTATTAGAACCAAACTGTACATTAAGTACAGATATTACTACAGATCCAAACTGGATTGCAAGTCCACAGAATTTAGCTGATGCTATTAATAATATCTGGGTGGCTTTATGTAATCAAGTAAGTACAACAGTTGCTGTAGAAAATACATCTTCAGTTGAAATGTTTATTACTGCAGGACCTGATTATACAATCAGTGCTAAAGTAATTGATACTGGTTGGATAGACTTATTAGGTTTTGGATATTATAATACATCTTATACAGGTACTGCTTCTTTTAAACCACAATGTAGACGTATTGGAAATGTAGTGCATTTTAGAGGTTATCTTGTAGTACCATTAGCTACATCAAGTGTAGATGGAACACCTATAACTTATTCATATCAGTCTTCAGGAGGATCTATAGACTCATATTTTTTAGTTGATCATCCATTTACAGCAGATTCTGGAGCTGGTTCTTGTCAAGTTAACTCTTCAGGATTTATTAATTTTAATCAAGGTTCAAGTGTAATTCCTCCAGGAATATTATCTGTAGGTGAAACACTAGATCAAACATACGGATTTGGTTATAGAATAGCTTATAGACCAATTTCGGCAGGAAGTGCTAGTACTATGTTGACTACTTTAGGTAGTGTTGCAATTCTTTCTACAGGTATTTTACAATGGGGTACAACTACAAATTCTGAAGAAAGTATTATACTAGGTGGAACTGCAGCATTTAATACATCTCCTATAAATTACATTCAATCAATTGTAACAGAAGGAGAGTTTGTTCCAAAGTTTTCTGCAGTTGGAAGTACATTTGATTCATCTGCTGCACCAGGAGTTGTTAATACAGCCCTTGATTATCAAGAAACTTTAGTTTATCCATTTAGTGCAAATTCTACTCTTCCTGAAGAAATAGGTGGTCACGGAATGAGACTTGATGGTTTAACAGCATTTATTAATCCATGTACAACATCAACTATTGTTGGTACACCATGTTAAAAATAAAAAATTATGAGTTGTTCAACTTGCAAAAATAAAAACTGTAATAACAGTTCATTATGTGGATGTAAAGATACTTATCTTACATCACCATTACCATGTCCTACACCAGCACCATGTCCTGCTGCTCAACCTTGTGGAGAAACATTTGATTCACAATGTATCATATATACTGCAGCAAACTATGCATGTGGTTTAGATGATGTTGTTATGCAAGGAGATAGTGTTGAAACATCTCTACAAAAAATTGTAGATTACTTTTGTACAAGATTAACTGAGATACCGGTATATACAGTAGAAGCTGGAAACAACATTGATGTTACTGAAACAACTGTAGGTATTACAACAACATATACTGTATCTTATACAGGTGCTGTAAAATTTGTAAAAGAGTTTACATCAGCTCTAGATGGTTCATCTGTAACTATCTTAGGAACTGAATTAGCAGCATGTGGTATACCTAATACTTCATGTAATAATGAAACAAATAGAGGAGATTATACATACAATGTATCTTATTTAGATGGAGGTACCTGGTATAATATTACTAATGTACCTACAGTAGAAATTAGTGTAGTAGACGCTACTGGAGATACAACAATCATTTTAGCGGCTCCTTCATCAGGAGACCCATTAAGAGTAAGAATAACAATTATAGGATAATGTCGCAGTTTGTTGGTTTCTGTGGCTAACAACAAGACCCCGGTTTACAGCAGTATTCCGGGGTTTATTATTTAAACTATTAGATATGATAACAAGAAAGAGATTATTTTTTGATATTGAAACAAGTTTTAATATTGGAATCTTCTGGAGAAGTGGTTATGGCTTAAACATAAATCCTGAAGATATAATTCATGAAAGAGCAATTATTTGCGTAGCATGGAAATGGGAGGGAAAAGATAAAGTACACAGTCTTCACTGGGATGAAGATCAATCAGACAAACAGTTGTTAAAAGATTTTCTCAAAGAGTTAAATAAAGCAGATGAAATCATAGCTCACAATGGTGATAGATTTGACATCAAATGGCTACGCACAAGATGCTTAATTAATGATGTACCTATGTTCCCTACCTATCAGACCATTGACACTCTTAAATTAGCTAAGGCACAGTTTAATTTCAATTCTAATAAGCTAGACTATATTGCTCAAGTATTAGGTGTCGGAGCTAAGACTAAACATGAGGGTTTAGATATGTGGAAAAAGATTGTACTTGGTAAAGATCCAGTAGCTTTACAGAACATGATTGAGTACTGTAAAAATGATGTAGTGGTTCTAGAAAATGTTTATCACAAACTTAGACCTTATAGTAAAGGTAAAGTTAATTATGCAGTACTTAGAGGAGGTGATAAGTATGAATGTCCTAACTGTGGAACAGATCAAGTTAAGCTAAATAAAACATATACAACCTTACAGGGAACTATTAAGCATCATATGCGTTGTAGGGATAAATCATGTGGGACTAGTTATAACATTAATAATAAAACCTTTACAGATTTTCTGAAAGACAAAGTAAGAAAGAACATAAAGTAGTATATTTGCTAGAGTAGAGATTTTCTAATCTTGATTTTTTTTAGTATATTAACTATATAGTATGAGTAAAGTATTTAATAAACCCAATTTAACAGATCCTAGATTTAGACCAGAAGTACACGAGATGATGAATCAGGATTTTTTTAAAAGGTTCAAGGAGAAATATCCTAGATATAAGGATGTAGACAACGGGACCTTGAAAAAAGTTATTAAAGAGTTTAATACTAAATTTTGGGAAACTGTAATAGATCATAGAGATGGTGTACAGTTACCAGAAGGATTAGGTTATTTATTTGTTGGAACATGTCAGACAAGCAAGAAGACAAACATTGATTTTGGCAAGTCTAATAAATATGGAATAACAGTTACTAATACTAATTGGAATACAGATGGCAAACTAGCTAAGATATTCTACACTAATTATGCTAATAAGTATCAGTTTGTAAACAGGGACTGTTGGGCATTTGTAGCTTGTAGAAACTTTAAAAGAACTTTAGCTAAAACTTATCCAGAGACTTGGATGAATTATGTACAGGTAGATCCAATGAAGAAGATACGTAAGATGTTTCAAGGAGTAGTCCTTAAAGATATGAGAAAAAAGGCCGAGAGCAAAAAGCTTGAGGACTATAATGAGTTTGACTTATGACAACAATAGCAGAAGCAATATCCAGAGTTAGAAATTCTCTGAAAGCTGTTAAGGAAGATCCTTTCTTAACTGATAGAACTATTTACTTTTCTTTACTGAAGTATGGTAAGACCTTACTTAAGAGAGAAGACAATCAGAATAGACTCATGAAGATGAGCTCCTTATTTCATGCTCTACCTTATGTAGAGTTAGTTGATGTGGATAGAATTGAAGCTGGATGTACAGGTATTGCTTCAGGATGTACTATTAAAAGAACTGCAGAGAAAATACCTACAATCTTTGATGGTATGTTTGGACCTATTATTAGAACAGTTAGTTCTATTGATGGGACTATTGAATTGTTCAGAACTGAACCTGGTACATATGTCTCAATGACAAAGACAACTAGCTTTAAGTATAATAAGAGAATTTACTTCTGGTATCTTAATGGGTATTTGTATTTACCTAATGCTCAATGGGATGCAATTAAGGTTGAAGCAATCTTTGAAGGTAGCACTGGAGATTTTATGTGTGAACCAAATGACTCTTGTAGTCTTAAACAAGATCAGCAATTTGCTATTCCGGAATACTTATTTTCTGAAGTAGAGCAATTTGTAATTAAAGAATTAACTATGACTGCACAGATTCCATCTAATGGTTCTGATGACAATCAAAATATACTTAGATAATGGATGTTAACTACACTTTGAAATATAGAACTTTTGACCAGTTACTAGAAGATGTAACTGTAGACTTTAGTTCTTATGCTCTTGAGAATATGATAGAGCCTCAACAACTTATTAAAGTTGCTAAGAGAGTTACCTATGATTTAGGTTTGAGAATTAATCAGACTAAAGAAGTTATGTTGGAAGTATGTCACGGTAAAGTAAAATTACCAGATGACTTTTACACTTTTAACTTTGCTTTTATTTGTGGAAACTATGAAGTAAGAACAGGTTATGATATTGGTGGTACTAATGTACAGGAAGTAAGATATCAAGAAGTACCAAGTACAGTTGATCAATGTACAGCTCCAACAGTTAACTGCAGTACATGTAATGCTAATCCATGTAATCATACTGCAGCTTGTATTGATCATAATACTGATTGGAGTATTCCAACATCATATGATCCAAACAATCCATATGGTGATACATGCATTAAACCAAGAGTATTCTTGAACTGTAAGAATGAAGCATATGAATTAATTCAAGTTGTAAATAACTCACAGACAAGAGTTTACAAAATATTGATTCCGTTAAGAATGAGAGCAAGTAGAGAGATTGAAGCAGACTGCCCAAATCTTTATTATAATGCATTAGATCAAGGATACATTAAGAATGGATTCTTGTATACTACAGTTACTGATGCAAAAATCTATTTGAACTATCAAGGTGCAATGGAAGATGAAGATGGTAACTTATTAGTACCTGATCATGACATGCTTAATGAGTATTATGAGTATGCTCTTAAACAAAGACTGCTTGAGAACCTTTATATGAATGGTGAAGATGTTTCTCAAAAACTTGGTTTAATAGAACAGAGATTAAAAGTGGCTAGAAACAATGCATTGAATATAGTCAACATGCCAAACTTTGCAGAGATGAAGAAGTTATGGTGGGCTAATAGAAAAGCAATGTACGGTAAGTACTATGATATGTTTAAATCATATCCTATTAATAGCATCTACACTAGAAATTACGGACCAACAACAATAATGTAATGGCAAATAACATGCAGGATACTAATAAGAATCAGACTAATAGTTTCTTAAAAGGTCTTAATAAAGATTCTGACCCATCCTTTGTAACAGAGGGTATGTGGACGCATGCGCGTAATGCATCTAATAATACACGTGAAGGGGATTTAGGTTCTATCTCAAATGAGATAGCTAATGTTGCTTGTGCTTATGCCGGACTAACACTAGGTACACCTACATCTAAAAAATACATTATAGGTACTATTTATCTATATAGTGACAAATGGGTTATCTTTACTGTAGCTTATAATGCTACAGGTATTGGTGCAGCTATAGGTCATGAGATTGGATTGTTTGAAGAAGACACATGTTCATATAGACCTATTGTACAAGATGCATGTTTAAACTTTAGCAAGTATCACTTGATTACCGGATCTTCTAGAGAAGTAGAAGACTGTTCATGGCAAGTATACTGGGCTGATGAAAGAAATAATCCTGATAGAGTTTTAAATATTGGTGATCCTAATACATGGCCTACTTCAGATTTTATCTGGAACAATAACAATACATATATTAATCCTTTAGGAGAAAGTATGCAGTGGCCAGGAGTTGCCTGGAACCAAGACTGTAATACAGTTAACTCATGTATTATATGTACTGACTTAACAACTTTGAATTGTGATGCTATAAGACTAGCTAGATTAGTTGACACACCATGTGTAAAAACTTCATTAGCAGTAGGTGCTGGAACATTAAGAAATGGTTCTTATGCTGCTTGTATTGCTTACAGTATTCAAGGACAGAAAGTAACTGATTATTATTCTATTAGTAATCAGCAACCTATATTTACAGATAATGACAATGAAGGTTCTTTAAATATTGAAATAAAAGCGGACTCTACACACTTTAGTGAGTTTATATTAGTAGTTATTCAAACTGTTAACCAAGGTACTGTAGCTAAACAAATTGGTATTTATTCAACTAAAACAACTTTAGTACATCTAGATCAGATTAAAGAGGATCTTATAACTGTACCTATTAGAGAGATTCCTATTCAGACTCCTGTTTTTGAGAAGTCAGATCAAATCATTGAGGTAAATAATTATCTATTAAGAGTAGGGCCACAGTCTAAATTTGATTTTAACTATCAACCTTTAGCTAATCTTATTCAAACAGAATGGGTATCTACTGAGTATCCAGCTAATTACTATGTTAACGGTGGTTCTAACACTAGTTATCTAAGAGATGAGGTGTATGCTTTCTTTATTAGATGGGTATACAACACAGGAGATAAGTCTGCATCATATCATATTCCGGGAAGAGTAGCTACAAACTACCAAGTACCTGGGGGTATTAGTTCTTATGAGGCCGGTCCTTATGCAGGAGATATTAATATTCTACCTGGAGATAATAAACTATTTCAAGTATACAACACAGCTAGTGTAACTTCTTTAGCTACTACAACTTTAGCTGATGGAGGTGTTGTTATTGGTAGAGGAAAGATGGGGTACTGGGAGTCCACTGAGACTTATCCAGATGACCAAGATAATGTTTGGAATGCAACATCACAATGTTGGACAGGAATGACAATACCAAGTCAAGCATATGACTTATGTGGTTTGAACATTAGACATCATAAATTTCCAGATAATGCATTACATCCAGTAACTAATCACTTCTCACCAGGAGGTGACAAGATTAGATTAATGGGTATAGACTTTAAGAATATTACTTATCCAAAAGATAATGATGGATATGATATCCCTGGTATTGTTGGTTATGAAATCTTAAGAGGTTCTAGAGAAGGTAACAGATCTATTATTGCTAAAGGTATGATCAACAACTATAGACCATATCATATTAAAAATAATCCTAGTAAAAAAGGATTGTATGCTAACCATCCGTTTAACACTATCTTACCTGTTAACGTTGCAGGATATGATGATCCATATTTTAAAATTGTAGATGATGATAATGACACAATACATATACAGCAAACTGATATTCCAAAAGATATTGTTAGCTTTCACTCACCGGACACTAGTTTTAGAAATCCTTATTTGTCTGTTACTGAATTAAAACTCTATGGACATTTACAAGGTACAGCTACTGAGCAATTTATTGAACCTAATAAACATCCACAAGCTAAGTTAATTGCTGATGCTGCATTGTTTCCTATGATCTTAGGAGGTCTTGTGGAAGCTATTATTAGTTTACTTGGTAAGAGAACTATTAATACCCCAGGTGGTGCCTACCAAGATCAATACGGTATGGAAATAATTGAGGGGACATCCGTACCTTTTACACCTGGTTGGAACTTAGCAACTGTAGATGCAGGTTTATATGCTACAGGAAGTTTTGCATTTAATCAAGCTCTTAATGCTTATTTTGGTGGAGGAGGTTCAATAGCAGATATCGTAGCAGGAGGTAATATCTTAGAAGGTATATATAATACTTTTAAAGGTACAGGTAATGTTAAAGAGGCTACTGTATTATCTACAGAATTAGGACCAGGTCAATTATTAGGATTAGTTCCTACTCTTGCTCAGGCTGCTTATTATTTTTCTGAAGGTGCTGCAACAACATTAAGATTGATTTATGCATTAATACCTTATAGACAATATGCACTACAAATGGTAGCGCATGCTTACTATAATTTATTTAGTGCACCGTTAGGCACACCTGCTCAAGGTAGTGTAAGAAAAAGATTTAATGTTGAAGATTCTTTTTATTTAAGAGACACACTTCAAGATATGAGTGGACAACCATATAGAATTAATAACTTAAAGAGATCTCATAATGTTACTGTAAGAACTTCAGGTGGTGTTAGTAGAGCTGTTGACGGTCCTAGATTTTTATTAAATCCTGGTGAAAGAGATGATACCTTAGTAACTGTAGGTACGGCAATTAATTCTGGAAGTAATCTTGACTTTGATGGTAATTTAGCTAATCCTTTTTTAAAGACTGCTACAAGTCATTATGCTGGTCTTAAAGTACAATTAGATAATCAATACGGTCAACTTAATTCTATTAAGCAAATTCCAGCTACACCATGTGAACAAAAACTATCTGACTCAGGTATATCAGAAATAACAACTTCTGTATTCTGTCAAAGAGAGGTAGACGGTATTGTACAAACTTACCAGTTGAAGAAAAAAATAATTAGTCAGACTCCAGTATTCTTTGGAGGAGATACTTATATAAACAGATACACTGAGAAGAACAGTACATTTATGTTTTATGATTGGTTATATGATCAACCAGATGGTTTTGAGTTTAACTATAAACTAAGACAAATGATACCGGATCCTAGATTCTGGTTAAACAGCATTCAGTATGAGGCTAGTGATTTGTGGAATAACGGTCTACAAGATATGTTTAATAACATTTCTACACCTGGTACAGGAGCAACACCTAGAAGATTTTATCAGTTAGATAATGAGAACTATAATTATTTTACAGATGCTGAAGGTAACTATCCAGGATTCTTTGGTGTTAAACAATCTTTCTTTTACTTATCTACATCAGGTGTAAGAGACTTCTTTGTAGAGAGTGATGTTATTGTTGACTTTAGAGAATCAGGTATTCCTGAATGGGAAAAGAATTATGATGCAAATAAATACACAGATCTTATATCTATGTTTGATAGCAATCCTCAAAACATTACAAGAGGTAACTACTTTGCATATGATTATTCATTAAGTGTATCTAAAATCTTTACTCAGTATTTCTCACAGGGTAATCTACAGGATAGATATTATGATCCATTTGTAGCTAGCCTATGTTATTCTTATTATCCAGATAGAATCATCTATTCTTTACCTCAGCAAATTGAGTCAACTAAAGATAGCTGGTATATTTATTTAGCTAATAACTATAAAGAATTCAAAGCACAGATCAGCGGAGTTAAGAATTTTGCTAAGACCGGTATCTTCATTACATTTAAAAACTCAAGTCCTTTAGTAATACAAGGAGTTGATACACTAGAGACAGATGCAGGTACTAAGATTACTATTGGTGATGGAGGATTATTTAATCAGACACCACAGAGTATTGTTGTAGCAGATGCACCATATGAATATGGATCATCTCAGAATAAGTTCAGTGTAATTTCTACACCGGCTGGTATGTTTTATATGTCTCAGAATCAAGGTAAGATATTTTCTTATGCCCAAGGTTTAAGTGAGATTTCACAAGAAGGTTTGAAATGGTGGTTTACATTATTCTTACCATATAAGTTACTAGAGGATTTTCCTGATTATCCATATCAAGATAATCCAGTAGCTGGTATTGGATGTCAATCTATCTATGACAATCAGAACAGTATCTTATATTTCTGTAAGAAAGACTTTAAGTTAAAACCTCAGTACATTGATAGAGTTGTATTTGATAAACGTAAAAGAGCATTTATATTAGATGGTAAGTCTAAGTTTGATATTGGTGATCCATTAATATTTAATGATGCTTCTTGGACAGTAAGTTATGACCCTAAGAGTAAGTTCTGGATATCATTCCATGACTGGCACCCTGAATTAGTAATGCCATCTAAGTCTACTTTCTTGACTATTAAGAATAATGGTATATGGAGACATAACTTTATTTGTGATACTTACTGTAGATATTATGGTATAGATTATCCATTTGAAGTAGAGATGCCTTTAGCTACTGGTCAAACAGTAACTACATTAAAATCTATGGAGTACATCTTAGAGTGTTCTAAGCGTGCACTTAACTGTGTGGATCAATATCAAGTATTAGATTATAACTTTGATAAGGCCGTTGTATTTAATACAGAGCAAGCATCTGGATATCTTAATTTAAATCCATTCCCTAAAAATAATGTGACTCTAAGTTTAGACTATCCTAAGTTAAATACAGCTAACCCTTCTTTTGATATCTTATTCTCTAAAGAGGAAAACAAATATAGATTTAATCAGTTCTGGGATATTACAAGAGACCGTGGTGAGTTTCCTATTGGAGATACTTATCCTAATACTCTTCCTGTAATACCGGGTACAACTATTTTACCAGGAGCTCATGAAGAACAAAACATCTGGGTAACTGAGTACAATGGTTATATTAAATCTCTTAATGCAGTTAACTTAGATTATGCTAAACCTGCATTACAAAGAAAAAAATTCAGACATTACTTGAATTTCTTAAATTTGAGAAAAGATTACTCAGGTAATGTGAATATGATTCTTAAGTTAGTAAATAGTAAAAATCAAATATCACCAAGATAATGTATAATAAGAAAGCACTCAGAACTATTGTAAAGAACTTAGACAAAGCAAAAGCTCCTGCTAAACCTAAAGACATTATTGTAGATCCCATGGGTCAATGGAAATATCCTGGGCAAAAGACTAGAATACCTGGAGGTGATATTACTATGCAAGGTGTATCATATCCAGTATGGGCACAACCTAATGTAGGTACAGGACAACTTATGCAACCAGGTCAGGATTATAAATTTCCTGGAGCAGATTATGTTGATGAAACTCCTATTGCTAAGAAAGGTGGAAGTCTTAAAAAGTATTCAAGAAGTCTAGAGGCTAAGAATAAAATATTTGCTGATAACCCACTTACTAAGAAACCTAAGTCTAAAAAGATCTTTGATCCTACATCCAAGAATTATAAAAATGGTGGAGTAAACCAGACACCTAGTCTTCCTTTAAAAGCAGGTCGAGAGGTGTATGAAACATTTGCATATGGTATGTATGACAGACCAGGATGGCAAAAACAAGATGGTGGAGAAGCATGGGATGCTGAACTTACAGATGAAGAAATCCAAGCATATAGAGATGCAGGATATGAAGTAGAAGATCTAGAAGATAATACTTTCCAACAAGGAGGTTATTTTTCTTATGGCGACAAGAAGTACATGAAGAAAGATGGTAAGTGGTTAGTTGAGTCTAATGGCAAGTATATACCCCTATCTAAGAATGTAGCTGAGAGAAGTGCTGTACTTAATAAACAAGCTAAGTATGTTAAACCTTCAGCTTCAGCTAAGTCACAATATGAGTTAGATCAAGAAGCTAGAAAAGCTAATTATTTTAATCCGGACTATTCTGTATTACCAAATATTAAACAACAAGTAGCTGAATCAACAGTACCTGCTATTTCATATGATAAACAATTACAAGCAAATAGAACAGGTAGTGATGCTAGAAAATCTAAAGAAGCAGCCAATTTAAGAGAAGAAACTATACAAGCTGTAAAATATAATAGTGGGTTACCTCAAGATCAAATAGATGATATTCTTATGGACCCTAGAAAACTTGCTAAGTATAAATATTTAGGAGAACAAAGAATGTATGGTAATCCTCAAGAAACTGAAATTAATAATAGATCTAAGACAGCACCTCAAGGATTATTTAGTAAAGGTTTAGATGTATTATCAAATCCTTTTACTGCTATTACTACAATGGGAAGTGGTGAAGGTTTACCTGATTACATGCAGAAAAATCTAGATAGAGGTACATTTGCATATACTAAAAATGCTGCTGTTCATACTGAAAGAAATCCCTTAGACTATGTTGTAGATTTTACTCCACTTGGTTTGATCAATGATGCAAGAAATGTTGTAAACGGAATTGCAGAAGGAGACTGGGGAAAAATAGGTTGGGGATTAGCTGGTGCAGTACCCGGTGTAAGTGAGCTAAGAAGTGCAGGTAAAGCTGCTAATCTTGGATCTAAAGCAAGCAAAGTTGTCAAACCAGTTTCTAAAAATGTTAAACGTGCAGTAGATATTGGATACTCTGGATTAGGCAAAGGTATCATGAATAAATATAATCCTCTTAACTTAGTACCTAATTATGGTAAAGCAGTAAATAATCCTAGAATAGAATTAGGTAATGTATTAGAAGATGTTGTACGTTCAGGTAATGCAACTGTATCACAAGGACCTTTGCAAAAAATGACTAATACCATAAGAAGAACACCTACGCCTGTTATGAAAGCAGGTAAAAATACAAGTAGGAATAATGCAAAGTCTATATTTCAGTTAGAAGTAAATCCTAATACGGTTGGTTCAAATGTAAAATATGCAAATGATCCTATAAAAAGAACTGGTCAAACATATAGAAATGTTAGGAAAGCAATTAATCCAAAATATGATGTAAATAATAAGGCTGCTTATGAATTAAAATATGGTAGAAACCCGGCTACACAAATTCCTTTATCAGATCCTGGAGTTGCTTTACAAAGAAGATTACCTTTCTCAAATAGGTATGTTAAAGTAGATCCCGCAAAATTAGCTAATAATCAAGTTCAATGGGCAACTAGAGGAACGGGTTTACAAAACTTAGCAGAAAAATACGGATCCACTGCATTAACCCTTCCAGCAATAGCAGCTTTATTATCAGGTCATGAAAAAGGTTATGGTAATGTATTTAGTAATACAATAAGCAAAATTGATCCTTATAGTTTTGTAAAAGACTATAATCCTTATTATGTAAAAGATATTTATAAAGGTTTAATAGAAAAAGACGGTGGAGAGATTGAAATGGATGCAGATGAAGATATGATTAACTACTTAAGATCTCAAGGGTATACGGTAGAGGACATTGACTAAACTTTTTAAGTTTATTTTTTAAACTAAAATTTATTATATTTATATATAACACCTTATTATGAAAAGACGTGTAAGAATATATAAAGCTGGTGGAGAACACTCAGCTGATTTAACAAGAGCCCAACAAGGAATGGAGATGCAACCAGCTCAAGAACAAGCTCCAGCTCCTACAGCACAAGATGTAATGACTTACATGTTACAAGTTATTAGTCAAGGTTCTACATTAGATGAAGCTACACAAGCTGTTGTTAGTCAAGGTATTCCGATGGATCAGGCTACAATGATAGCAAATCAAATTGATGAATATGTTAAGCAACAAGCAGATGCTAACATGGCTCAAGAGACTGATGATGAAGACTCTGCTGAAAAACTTGCTATGCAACAAGAAGCTGAAGAAGCTGCTGCTGCAGAGGAAGAAGCACGCGCTGCAAGAATGCAACAAATGTATACACAAAATGAATCTGACTATACAGGAAGTACTGAAGATGACTCAGATCTTTATATGAAGTTAGGTGGGGTAAAAAGTAAAAGAGACTACATAAAGAATTATATGAGTCTTGCTAAGAAACAAATGGGTGGAGGAACTGAACAAGTTAAACCTGATCTTAGAACTGATGTACCTATTAATGGTAGAACTGAACACTTACAAAAATTCTTAGGAGCGGTTAAATCAACTGCTCAAACTGCTGCATTAAAGAAACAAGCAGAAGAAGCTTATAATCAAGAAATGCAAGCAATGGCTCAAGAAGGTGGAATGTATCCTAATGCTGATGAAGATCCGGAGAATCCGATGCATCACTTAGGTTTATACTCACAAGGTTTGAACCAGGTATTTGATAATGATATGATTACACAAGCTCAATTTGGTGGTGGACTCTTTAATGGAAGAGGTCAACAAAGAAGAGCAATGAGAAGAATGAATAGAATGTTCCCTGTAGGAATGGTTCCACAAGGAGCTATGTTCCCACAAGGATTTAATATAAATAACTTAAATGCATTTATTCCACAGAGTGGTTTACCTAATGGACAATCAACAGCAACTCCTCAAGGTTTTGGTGGATATGGTCTTGCTAATATTGATGTAAGAAGAACTGGCCTATTTGGTAGACCAAAAGAATATACTATTAACTTTAATACTGCTGCTCCGGTTCAACCAAAAGAAGCTGAAGACTTAATTGAACAAGCAACAACTAATGCTGAAGCAACTGCAAAAGAAGAAGCAGAAACAGCTAAAGCAGCTGAGACTAATACAAGTAGCACAACTAATGCTAAAGTGCAGGAGGAAGCAGCTAAGACAGCTGATGTACAAACTGCAGATGGAGTTACAGCAGAAGTAAAAGCTAAAGATAAAAGTAATACTGGTAAAGCAAAACCTGTAGAAAAAATAAAAGAAATAATAGAAGAAGAAATTATTCCTGTTGGTTCACCTGTTAAAAACACTTCAAATACTAAAGTTGGACCATATAACTTTTCTGGTGTAGCTGATGCAGGTAAGGCTTTTGGACAAGCTTATCTTGATAATCAAAAAGCAGCAAAAGTTGCTAAATGGAAAGAGTATCAAAGACAACAAAAAATTGATGCTTTACCTTGGTTAGAAAAACAAATGTGGTATGCAGAACACCCTGAAGATAAACCTTCAGTTAAAAGTAATGCAAAACCAAAAACTACTTCAAATAAAACTAAAGCTAAAAATTTAGTAGGTGATATGATGAATCCAATTGCTGAAATACCTAGTTGGTTATTTTCTCCTAGTGATTCTGGAGGAGGTGATAATATTGGATATCAAGTAGGTGGTTTTACAGATCCTGAATCAGGACTTTATAAGTTTTTTGCTGGAGGTGAAGATCCTTCTATTCCACAATTATCTCAAGCTGATATTGACTACATGCACAGTAAGAATACTACGGACCCTTATTTTGCATATGGTGGTTATTTTCAAGATGGTGGTGATAATACTCCTGTAGATATTTTAGATGCTAAGGGTAATGTAGTAAGACGTGGTACTCAAGCTGAAGCAGAAAGAGCAGGACTTAATCATAGATTAGTTGAAGAGGAAGACAACCAAACAACTAATGAAGATGTAACTACTGAAACAAATACAAATCCATATATTCAACAATACAACAATAGATACAATCAATATCCAGCAATGTATCCAAGAGCTTATGGAGCAGGAAGAGCAATTCAACGCGCTGGTTCATGGGATAAACAAAAAGGTTCTCCTTATATGACAGGAACTAATAATCCATATATGGGTCAATTAGGTCCGGGTTCTGCTATTAGTAGTATTGATGTTAAAAGATCTGGTATGTTTGGTGCACCTAAGAAGTACACTATAAACTATTCTGTACCGGGGCAAGCAGGTATTAATGCAAACAAAACTCAAAGCTATAAAGGTTCTGATGGTCAAATGCATTTTATGAATAATGCAAATGCTAATCAACAAGCTCCAGGTACTGCAGATGGAAGAGAGTCTAGACTTAAAAGCATGTATAGAAGAATGACTGAGAAAGGATTCTCCACACCGGAAGAATCTGGATCAACAGGTTTACATGATAAGAATGACGAGAAGTACAAAAAAATCTATGGACATTATCCAGGTGAACAAGCTAATGGTAGACCAGAGTTACCAGAGATGGGTAAACTAGCTACTAAACCATTAGAAGAAGCAACACCTCTTAATAATCAAGTTATTAGAAATCAGGCTGATTTAAATCCAGAGATGTACAATAACTTACCTAACATGCAGACTAAAGGTCAAGGTATGTTAAACTTACCTGAGATTCAGAATGAAAGAGTTGCACAAACTTTTCCATCTGCAAATCCTCAGCAAGCACCAGAGAATCTTTCTCCTGTAGTTAATACAGCAGGACCAAGAGCTGGTATGGAAGACTATACAGGTTTTGGTGATTATCAAAATCCAGTAATGCCTGAAGCAGATTATATGCAAGATTCATTACAGATACAAGGTAATCCTTATAACTTTGGTATGGACACAGCTCCTAATGAAGAGGAGATGGCCGCGTACTTACAAAATAATTTAATGCCTGGGGTACCTGGTTTTGAATATCCTGCTTATCCTCATTTTAATGATGCTGGTCAATATATTAATATGCCTAAAGAAGTATATAATAGTAGACCTACTAGAAGATCATATAATGTTAATCCGGTTAATACTTCTCCTAGTAGAAATACTAATCCTATTAACACAAATACTTTTTCAAAAAAAGAAAATAAAGAAGCAGAAGGTCAAGCTTATAACCAGTTACTAGATATGCGTAATCAAGCATCAGGAGATGATCCAGCAACTTTTAGAAAATCAGCACAAAAAATTGATGCTACTGGTAAAAGAATGTTCCGTAACATGTCTAATTCTCAAAAATTAGATTACTTAAAGAAACTTAAAAAATTAGATTTAAATCAGTACAATAGTTATCTTACTCTTTTACAAGATGGAGGATCTTTACCTCAAGCTCAAAAGCTAGGTGAGTTTAATTACTCAGGTAATGATATTCCTTTTGGTTATTTTAAAGATCCTACAACAGGTTTAATTAAAAATCTTGCAGGAGACATTTATAAACCAACTACTAATTTACAAGGTAATGCAGATAAGTTAATGAATACTAATGACTTAGTAAGTCAAGGTAATGGTTTAACTACTGATAAATCTATGGGTTTTGATGCATCTGGAGAACAATACAGAAATGATGGTTTATTATCTGATGCAGAAAAAGAAGCACAAGCTAGACAAAATGTATCTGTAGATGTTAAACGCAAAAACATGTGGGATGTAAATGGACCATTACTTAATGATAAGATTAATCGTGGAGTTAACTTTGCATCAGGTATCTTAGAAAAACTAAATGCGGCTAAAGCAAATAAAGGCATGTATGATAGATATAATGCTGATGAGTTATATGCTGTAAATCAAGATAAGGACAGAGGTACATATGATATTAACTCTGGATTATTTAGACCTGATGAGATGGGCTTTACAGGAGTTGCTGCATTAGGTGGTTACATGCAAGAGGGTGGAGCTTCCTATGAAGAAGGTGGTGACACTTATATGTCAGAAGAAGAAATCCAACAGTTCCTTGCAGACGGTGGTGAATTAGAATTTATTTAACTTTGTGTTATGTACTATAGAGTAAAAATTAAAAAGCTTCCAGGTAAAGCAACTGGAGGTGCAGCAGGAAACAAGATTGTTCCTAATCAGACATTAAGTTTTGGTGGAGCTGATATGAATATGGGCCCTGCAAAACCTCAACTTAGAAAAACAATGACAGCTATTCCTAGAGATAAGGCTAACGTTGAAGTTGAAGACAATGAAGTTATTGTAGGTGACTTAGCTGGAGACGGTATGATTGGTACTGCTGTAGCTAAAGGAGAGAGACATAGTAATGGTGGGATTCCTTTGAACTTGCCGGATGATACTTTTATCTTTAGTGATACAAGATCAATGTTGATTAAGGATCCTGCAATGTTGACTAAATTTGGTAAGGGTTCCATTGACGGGAAAAAGTCTAAGGGTTATACTCCTGCTGAACTAGCTAAGCCATATGATGTTACTAAGTATAGAAAAATTCTTCAAGATCCACAATCAGATGCAATTGATAGAAAGACTGCAGAGATGATGATCAAGAACTATACTATGAAATTAGGAGCTCTTGCTATTGCACAAGAAAGTAAAAAAGGATTTCCTCAAGGTATTCCTTCATTGGCTAGACCATATATGGAAGCTAATAATATTAAGGATGAAGATTTAATTCCTCAGTTACCTCAGCAACAGAATCCACAAGAGGAAATGATGGAAGTAGGTCCTGAACAAAACTATCAAGAAGAAATGATGGAGGCACCTCAACAGATGCCTAATGGTCAACCTATTGCTATGCCTCAAGAAATGGAACAAGGTATGATGCCACCAATGGCAGCATATGGATATGAGATGCCTTCTTATATGGCTTATGGTGGTTATCTTCCTGAAGCACAAGAAGGTGTAGTAATTAATCCATATGAGAATGCTAGAACGGCACAAGGTAATGTTACTCCAACAGGTAAATCAAATAAGTATAGTACAAGAGACCAAAACATTAAAGAATACTTAATGCAATGGGAAGGTCTTATACCTGGTATATCTAAAATGAGTGAAGGTAAAGCACAAGCTGCTATCTATGATTATAACTTAGAGAATAATCCAGATGCTATTAAAGCAATGTGGCAAGAGTATGGTCTTACAGCAAAAGGTAAGAAGAATGCTACGTTACGTAAGTTAACTAAGAATGGTGTATTTGATGATGAAACATTAAAAGATCCGGAAGTACTTAAACAATTAAAAGATGCATATGTAGACAACTACTTTGGTGCAAGACAGATGGAACCTGCAAAAGCTAAACCAGCTCCTGCAGAAGAAGTACCTGTAGAAGAAGTTGTAGCAGAAGAAGAAGAAGTACCAGCTAAAGAAGTAGAACGTCCAGATGATGGATCTGACTTTGAAGTTACTCCTGATCAACCTTATACAACTAATGCTGATTGGATGACACCTGATAGAGTTAATTATTATGGAGCTCTTAAGGATAAGTCAATGATCAAAAAGTATATGCCTTGGGCTCCTCAGTACAATCCTGAAATAGCACAAGCTGTATATCTAGATCCTACAAGAGAGTTAGGTGCACAGTCTGAACAAGCTAATATGATCTTACAAGGTTTAGGTCAATTTACTGGACCACAAGCAATGTCATCAAGAGCATCAAGTGTACAAGGTACAGGAGCTGAACAAGCTGCTAATACATTGTCTAGAATTAATAATGCTAATGTTCAACTTGCTAATCAATTTGCAGCTAATAACGCAGCTACAAGAAATCAAGCTCAGCAAATTAATCAGGCAAGTGCACAAAGATTATATGATCAGAATACAGCAGCTAACCAAGCATATGATAATGCAAGAGCTATGGCTGATCAAAATGTAAGACAAAGCTTTAACACAGGATGGAACAATGCTTCTAGACTAGCACTTACTAATGGTTTGTATGAGCAATATGATATTGATCCTGTAACAGGTAATGTGGTATTTCAAGGAGGTAAAGAGGCAACGCCAGTTAATAGCAAGTCTATCTCTGAAAGAGCAGCTGAATTAAGACGTGAAGGTTGGGACCAAAAGATAGCTTATCAAATGGCTAAAGATGAAATAACTGGTAGATCTAATATTGGTGTTGACCCTGAAGCAGTAATGGAAAATTATGCACAGAAAGGTGGTTACGTTTTAGGGGATAACATATTCCCATTCATGTTCTACTAAACTTTATAGGTTTAATAAACTTATAAAATTTTAATATATTTACAATATAGATAAACATTAACTATGGCAACGTATCTACAAGGTGTCACCGATTATATACCACAGTTCCAGCCTTTTCAGCCGGACCTGAATTTCTATAATAATGTGTTGCAGACAAAGCAAACACAGTATGATAGTAACTATAACTCATTGAATAAGATTTATGGACAGTACTATTATGCAGATTTGACACATGGTGATAATGTAAAAAGAAAAGAAGAACTACTTAAGAATATTGATTTTAATTTAAAGAAAGTTTCTGGTCTAGACTTATCACTTGAACAAAATGTAACACAGGCAACTCAGGTATTTAAACCATTTTATGAGGACAAGTATCTTATGAAAGATATGGCCTTTACTAAGAATTTTAATAATCAATTAAGTAGAGCTCAAGGTTTGAAGAATTCAGATGATGAGAAACAAAGAGCTCAATACTGGGATGATGGTGTAGCAGCATTGAATTATCAAAGAGAAGAATTTGCTGAAGCAGATGTAGCAGATACTTTAAGTTTTGGAAATGCTGAGTATACTAACTATGTCAATGTTCAAGAGAAAGCAATGAAGCTTGCAAAAGAGTCAGAGTTATCAATTGAGTCTGTTGACTTTAGTCCTGATGGTAAATGGTTAGTAAAGACTAAGAATGGTGAACAGTTAATGGAACCATTAAGTAAATTATTTGAATCTCAATTAGGTTCTGATCCTGCTATTCAAGCTGTTTACAAAACACAAGCTTATGTAAATAGAAAGAATTATGCATCATCTAATGCTGCACAATTTGGAGGAGATAAGAATAAAGCTGAGATGAAATATCTTGAGACAAACTTTAACATGTTAAAGGATGCTCAACAAAAAAGATATAAAGACTTACAAGAGTCATCTACTAGTTATGATGCTAAGATCCGTGATATTCAATCTAGAATTGATAAAGGAGATAAAAGCCCAGATCTTCCAAAATTCTTAGCTAAGTTACAAGAAGGTAAAGCTATTAACCAAAGTGTTCTAGATAGAATTGAGTCTGATGTAAAAGCATTGGAGCCAGAATCTAAAACTGCTACTACATCTACAGGTTTTGTAAACCCATATGGGGACATTAAGTCTCTAAGATGGAAAGTAGATAGTGCTATGGCTTCTCAATTAATGGAGAAAGACTTAGATGAGTCTGCTCAGATCTTTGCATTCAGAAATGCTAAACAAGATATGGAAGCTAATCCATATGCTGTTAATGCACAGAACCATGCATTTAGAATGCAAGAGGTTGCATCTGCTAATGCAAGTAGAGAGCGCGCTGCTAGAATCCGTAATGCGGGTGAAGCTAAAGCTAATATGGATAAACATATGGTTGAATCAGGAGCTTATCATTATGACACAGATCCTGAAAGTCCAACTTATGGGCAAGCTGTATTAAACAGAGCTTACCAAGATACTTTTGTAGAAACTAAAGATACAGGATCTACAGGAGAGGTAAACTTAAAAGCTCTTAGTACACAAATTGGTAAAAAATATACTGCTGATTATGCAGTACCTTATATGCAACAATCATTAGCTATTATTGATAAAATGGTTGCTACTGGTAAAATGACTCAGAAAGAGGCAAATCATATCCTGAGCTATAATCATAAAGGGACAACTACAGTTGGAAACTTTAAAGCTAGAATGGATAAAGACTCATATTACTTTTTATCTAGAGAAGTAGGTGATAAAGGAATGGGTTATATCAAAAAGAAACTTGATTACTGGGTTAAAAATAATAAAGATCTTAAAGAGATTGCTGATGGTATCCCCGGATATTCTGAAGCTTCAAATAACTTTAACATGTACATTGGACATGTAACTGCAGAAGAAGATTGGAGAAAAACAACCTCAACTATGGTTGAGCAAAGCTTAAAAGCTAAAGGTGGAGACCTTGGTAAGTACGCTAAATACTTATATGATGATAAAGGAAGATTAAGATCAGAAGCAGAGTTTTATAAGATAATTAATAAAACTGCTCCTAGTAAACAATCCTTTATGGACCAAGTTGGTTTTGGTAAAGGTAATAAGTGGGGAACTGCAACAGGTGAAGGTATTCAACATGCGGCTAATATGCTTGGATCTCCTGCAGCTGGTATGGGTATTAGAGCAGTAGGTCCACAAGGTGTTGTTAAAGCATTATCTTATTTACCTGGTTTAGAAAATTTAGGAGTGGTAGCAAATGCTCCAGCAAAAGGTATCTATGATGACTTAGTAGCAGCAGCAGGTAAAGCTTATGCTTCTAATAAAATTAAGAAAGCTCCTCCGGGAATTAGTACTATGGGTAATATGAATGGTGCTGGTTTATTTACACCGGGTGCACAATCTATATTTGTATCTCCAAAAGCATTTGACACAAAAGGATATGCATACTTCCATGAATTTGCAAGAGACTTTAGAAAATTAGACTTTGGTGATAGTGATAAGAATGTTATTACATTCATGGGACCTACAGCTACAGGTATGTCAAAAGACTATAGAAGAAATGATATTGGTAAACAACTTGTTGATGCAATGATTGCAGAGATGAATAACTCAAAAAGTAAGTTTACTAATTTTAAAATGAGCTCACAGAATGTTGCTGCAGGTAATGCAAATACAGGAGCTATGATTCTATACCCTGATGCAGAATGGTTAGCTAACTATAAGTCTACTAATAAAGAGAATAACAATAACATGTTAAACTCTGATCAGTACAATGCTATTATGAAAAATGGTATTACTGTAATGAGTAACTCTAATAACTGGACTAATGGTTTATTCAGTTCAAGTTATCTTGATCCTGTTCAAGCTCAAGTAGAATATTTTGGACAATATGAATATAGTGATCCATACGGTAATCATACAGCAACTGTTAAGAAAAATACTTTAGGTACAGGAGATTACATAGTTGATCAAAGATGGAATATTTTAGATCATAGCACTGGGCAATACGTCCAAGGTAATAGTTATGAAAATATGAGTACGCTAGGAAATAACCTATCTCAAGTAGTAGGTACATTCCCAGGATTTAGTGAACAAGTACAACAATATAATACAGGAGCATATGGCTACTAATGATATACCTTTTGATTCTTTAGGTTCTTTAGGTTCAGGGTATGGTAAATTTGAATCATCAGATTTAGATAGACAAAGCATGATGCCTTTTGAAGGTGAAGGTTTGTCAATGCCTAAACCTGATTTCTCTAGAGATCAGCAACCAAACTTTGTACCTATTGTTCCAGGAACAGCAAGTTTAGATAATCAGCAACAACCTGTAAGACAATTAGTTGGAAGACCTGGTCAAAAACCTGGAGGTAAAAATATGTCTGCACAAGACTTTAGTAAAGCTTTATCAAGTTACTCTAAAGCAATTGTACAATCTAATCAGGATACAAATGAGTATGCGCGAATCTATTCCTATGATGCCGGCCCAAGTGGTAATGCATTCTACAATAGATATAAAGCATATGGTCAAGAGACTTTTGATAAGATAGGTTTCCATCCTTTTAGAGATAATGAAGCTGTCTTTAATGCAGGTACTACAGCATGGGATGATACAAAGAGAATGATGACACATGCTTTTGTTCCTTTGTTCACTAGAGGTTTTGTATCAGGACCTAAGAGTTTTGCAAAGATGTTACAAGGTGACTTCTCAGCAGACACAGAGGATGCAGAATTTTACAGCAACGCGGCAGCTATTGGACAGTCTACAAAAGGTGGCCTATCTGGTATGTTGAACAACACTGCAATGAGTTTTGGTTATACAGCAGGTATTATTACAGAAGCTATTCTAGAAGAAGCAGCGGCAGCATTAATCACAGCAGGAACTGCAGGTGGTGGAGCTCCAGTTTTATTTGGTGCTACTGCTAATAATCTTAGAAAGATCCCAACTTTATTAAGAGGCATTAAAGCTGTTGACAAAGGTGTTGACGGAATGCGCGCAATTAATACAACTCTAAGAGGATTAGACAATGTAAATAATGCAAGAAAGTTTTGGGAAGCAACAAAAGTTGAGAAAGCTTTATCTACTTCAGCAGGAAGATTCTTAAATCCAGTTGAGCACTTAACTCAAGGATTCTTTAAGATCGCTAAGAATGAAGATAACTTTACAGGACTAGCAAGAATTTATGATGCGTCTAAAACTACTGTAGGTTCTTTTTATAGACAAGCTAAAGATATAAATGTAGCTTTATCTGAAGCGCGCCTTGAAGGAGGTATGCAACAGAATGAGGTATATGAGCAATTATACAATGACTACTATGATAAGAATGGTCATGCTCCTTCTGATAAAGAACAAGAAATGTTTATCAAAACAGCTAAGGAAGCTGGGATGACAGATCTTGTTTGGAATACAGGACTTATCTTTATGTCTAATAAGATTGTATTTGATAATGTTGTAGGTGGTAAAGCTGGAGCTAAAAACTGGCTTGCAGGTAAGACACGCGAAATATTAAACTTAGAGACAGGTAGTATTGTTAAGACTGCTGAGAAAAAAATATTGTCTACGGGTAAAGAATTAGTTCTACCAAAAGTAAACTGGAGAAAAAATAGTTTAGGTAATACACTAAGAGGTTTTACTAAAGATCCAATTAGAAAAAGTATTAAAGGAGGTATTGGTTATTTCAAAGCTAATATTACTGAAGCTATTCAAGAGAATGCTCAGGATGTAATTAGTGAGGTAACTAAGAATTACTACATTGATTCTTTCTCAGATCCAAGTAGATCTACTTATAACTATGCTGCGGGTTTAACAAAAGCTGCAGTTAAGAACCAATTCTCTGCACAGGGAGCTGAAACATTTACTTCTGGTTTAATCATGGGTATGTTTGCATCACCATTGAATGCAGTACCTAAAGCTTTTAGTATTGGTTATAATAAGATTTTTGATAAAGAAGCTTATAACAAATATAAGGAAGCAAGAGATACCTATGGAACAAATCTAGTTAATCAACTATCTAGTGTAGATGTTGCTGATTTCTGGAATCATAGAATGTTTACTTTAGGTGCTCAATCTAGTGCCGCAGATACAATGCAAAACGCAGATGAGAAAGCTGCTAGAGATGCTGCAGATGTAGCTTTCATTCAAGGTATGGGAACTGCTGCTGAAAACAATATGATGGATCTTTATATTGATCAATTAGAATCATTCAGACAGTTAACAGGAAAAGAATTAGAAGAAGCAGTACCAACTATTCCTCCTGGACAAGGTGATGAGTACTTGGAAAAACTACCTCAAGCAATTGAGAGAGCTAAAAAGATTGAAGATAAGTACAACTACTATAAGAAGAACTTTCCTAATCCGGTTAATTTAGATGACTGGAAAAATGCTAAGGATAGTCCTGACTATGAAGATGCTGTGACTACACATCATGCTTGGAACATGGCTACAAGAAATGCTGTGCTATTAAATGAGACTTTTGATAACACAGCAAAAAGAATGGTAAGTATTACTAATGATATAGTAAATAATGGACCATTAAAAAATATTCCTTCAACAGATCTTAATTTATTATTTGACACTAAGAAGATAGTAAATGAAACAGAGATCTTGAAGACAGAGATTGAAACATTAAAGCAAGCACCAAAAGGATCAGTACCTGCAGGTGAGATTGCTAATAAAGAAAAGAAACTAAAAGCTCTTGAAGAGTATAAAGATGGTTTAGCTAATTATATGCAACTTACAGCTAATAGAGCTTATATGATTGCTGAGATTAAAAAAGCTGAACCAGATGCTACAGATGAAGATATTGAAGAAGCATTAGATAAAGTTTTTGCAGAGGCAAAAGAAAATTTTGAAAAGGCTTATAACAACTATTTAAAAACAATTGCTAAAGTATCTGACCAACATATCTTTAACAATGATATTGATGAGTCTTTCTTAAAGTTAATTGACTTCTATAAACTTGATAATGAATCTAAGTCTATGGTAGAATACATTAACTTATTACATAATCCAAAAGAATTTGTTGATCACGTTAAGAGAAACAAAGTCTGGATGAAGGAATTGTATAATAACCGTAGAGATTACTATGAAGCTCTTAAAGAACAAGAGTTCCAAAAGAAAGAAGGTAATGACTTGCTTAATGCATTGGCTGACAGAAACTTATATATTAGTGAAGATGATTTTCAGAAGTGGCAGATGTATGGAGTATATCCTGAAGAAGTTTTTGATAATAGCAATAAGACAGTAATTAGAGATACTAATCCTAAGTATGATGAGATCATCATGTTGTTTAAAATGCTTTCTGATATTCAAGGTGCTAAGTCAACTTTAGAAGTTAAGAATGAAGCATTAGCAGGAGAACTTGCTAAACTTGATAATCAATTACAAGCTGAGTTAGAAGCTTTAGATAAATTTGAAACTAAGAAAGAACTAGGAGAGATTGCTAAAACTAATCCTGTTACACTTAAACAAGTAGAAAAAGCATTAGAGGTTGGCGAGTCTGTAGATTTAACTTATGAGCAGAATAATGCTGAGACTGTTACTACTATATATAAAAGTGAAGAAGGTCTTAAGTTTGATAATGAAGATGGTGACTTGATTGATCCAGCTAGTGCAAAAGCATTATTTGGAACTACTAAGTTTACTGCTAGTCAAAAGTATAAGATTGTTGAAGAAGCAAATCCAGATGAGGTAAAACAAATTACTGATAAGTATGAGAAGTTAAAAGCTGAAGCATACCAAAGAAATATTGAGTCAGGTACACAACTAGGTGAGGAAGAACAAGTAGAAGCTAAAGTGCTTACTGCTGATACACCTGTAGATAGTATGCCGGCTGAATTACATAATCAGTTAATGGAAGCCTTTGCTAAGTATGGTGAAGATAAAGGTATTAATGAACTTAATGAGGATGACTACAATGAAGCTTTTGATTCTTTTGTAAGAACTAACTACATTGCATCAAAGATCATTGATGATTATAATAAAGAACAAGAATTAGCTGCTGCTACAAAAGTAGCTCCAGGTGAAGAAGTTGTACCTAGCATTAAGGTAGGTGATAAAGTATATAGCCTAGATGATTTATCTGAGAGTGAAATAAAATCATATCTTAAAAGCTATGAACTAGGTTTAAAACAACTTGAAGAAAAAGAGAATCCTACTCCGGAGAATGAAACTCAAGCTATTTATTATAGAGCAAACATTAAAACTATTAATGATTACTTTACTAAGAGAAAGCAAAAAGGATTTACTCCTGAGCAAAAGGCTACAGTAGATGCTCTTAAAGATTTAATGGATGTTCAAAGTAAAATCAGACGTGGTAAAAAAGGTTATGAAGTAGACGGTGTATTGATGCAACGTGTTACTAATGTAATCCGCCAGTTTGAGGATGAGTATGAATATAGAGACACTGTTAAAGTAAGAGCGGCATATTATTCTACTATTGGAGCGGTAGGTCTTACACAGGACTCTATTGAAGCATTCATGGATAAGTTAAAAGCACAGCCTTTAAAAGGTTTCAGTGACTTTACTTATAGTGAAATTGAAACAGAGTTAGATGCACTATTAGAAGGTGTAGCAGAACCTATTGATATTACTACTCAAGAAACTTTATTAGAAAGTTTAGAGAAAGACTTAGAAACTGAAAAAGGAGAATTTGGTGATCCAGAAAGAGCAGCAGAGATTCAAGATCAGATTAATAAGTTAAACAAAAAAATAGAGAGAAAGAATAGACTAGCAGCTTCTGCAGGAACTAATGAACTTACTGGAGCAGATGAGTCTATCCTAAACTATGTACTTAATGTAGTTGGTGAAACAACATACCAAGCATCAAGAGATGTAGGTAATTACCTGGATGATCAGATCAGAAATATCTTTGATGGTAAGAATGCTACATTTAATGATACGTATATTACTCAGGAAGCTTTTGATCAGTTGTTCAATAGAGAAGTTGGTAAAGAAGGCTATGTAACTGCAGTAAAAAATACTATTGACAAAGAAGGCCTTTACATTATATCTAGAGGTTATAAAGATAATGGTGTCATTCTTTATGATAAAGATGCTAAGGTTGCTGGAGAGATGGACTTACTAGCTGTAGATAGATCAGGTAATGTATTCATTATTGATGTTAAAACAGGTAGAGGAGACAAATGGAGTGGATTCTTTAAAGAGAATAATAGATATTCTAAAAAGGATAACTATACACTTCAGCAAACAGCATATGCAAACTTGTTATACAACATGACAGGCCTTAAAGCTAAGGTTAGTTTGTTACCTATTCAAGTAGACTATAATGATAATACTAGTATCATTAGTGAAGGTGGAAGACCAAAAGCTAAAGATGTTCTTGAGCCAGGTAAATTCAGAATCCCGCTAGAGATAACTGAAGACATTCAGGCTAAGATTGACTCAATCATTCCAAGAAAAGCTGAAGAAGAAACTGTAGAACAAGCACCACGTGAATCTTCTGATGAAGAGACATCACCTGCAGTAGAGTATGAAGGACAAGAACCTGCACCACAAAATGCTGTAGAGATTGATCCTCAGTTACTTGTAGCAATTTCAAAAGCAAGTCAAGAACAACTTGATAAAGTAAATACAGGTTTAGCTAACAAGATTAGACAAGGAGTATTCAAAGCAGAAGATGTTATTGAATTACAAAATGCTGTTGATGAAAGACAACGTGAATTAAGTGCCGGTGCAATATCAAAATTATCTGAAAATAATATATCAGTAGGAACACAACTTGTTGCTAATGCTACTATCTTTACAGGTAAAAATGACGCAACACCATTTGCTACAAGTAATACAGTAGTTAGAGTTACTAAGGTTGATAATACAAATCAGAAAATAGTAGTAAAAACTATTGGTGTTGGACCAAAACAAAAGACAATAAGTTTTGAAGAGTTAGATAAATTGTTTAAATTAAAACAAACAGTTATGGATTTAGAAACAAATCAAGGTCAGCCTGATATTCAATTAACTAAGACAGAGCAAGATCACATTAGTGAGTCCTCTGATAATGTAAGAAACTTACTAGTAAGTGATACTAGAAAAGAAGAATTGAGAAAAGAAGCTGATACTGTTCCTGTTTCTGAGTTAGATAATATGTTGTTTGAGGATACAACTTCAGACTGTTAAAAAGATTTACTATGATAAAGTGTGCACTTTCAACTGAAACAGTTGAACTTTTATATAAAAACGTATATGCCCACATGGCTGAAGCAGCAAAAGCTAAAGGACCATTTGACTATAAAGCATATATGAAGTTTGTCTATACTAACAAAGCAGAAAGATCTACTCCAGAACAAGCCGCAAGAATAGTTCAGCATATTCCTAGAATGATAATTGACTTAGACAACACTGACTTCTTTGACATGGAAGACTTTGTTGACTTAACTGCTGTTAAGAAGATGGGTCAAAAGTTTTTGAATGCAGTTGATGGTATTCAAAATGTAATAGATGAGTTTAAGGAAGTTGATAATCTTAAACCATTAAAGAGTACTGTAGTTACAAAAGAGCAAGAAGCATTTAATCCTCCTACAGTTGATCCAGAGATTGGACAATTTGCAGAGAGATTTGTGCCTTATAGTGCTTTTACTAGTACGCTTCAAGAGTTTGTAACTATCAATCCTACAACAAAGGAGATCACTTATGATGAGAAAGCTGAAGAGTCTAAGAAACATATCTATACAGCACTAAGAGCAATTAAGGATTCAGTATCTGAAGATACACCTATTATTGATTCTGTAGTGTACCAAGGAAAAGTTCTTAAGTTAAAAGCAATACGTCTTTCATCAATTCCTCAAGGTGAACTTGATACATACACTAAAAATTTACTTGTTAAAGCTAGAGCTATTGATAAAGCTGGAAATACTGCAGAAGGTGTTACTCCGGCTGATCAGATAATTGCATTAGTACTTAGTGATGGTACTACAGGTGAAGCACTACGTTTTGATAATGAAGGTAACATTTCTCAAACAGATGGTAAACTTGTGTATCAGTTTTTAAGAGATGCAAGAAAAACTGGAAACAGATATGAGGTGACAAATATCTATGGATACGAAGACAATGTACTTAATCCAGAGACTATTGCATCAAAGCTTTATGATAAAGACAGTGGTTTAACTTTTGAACAATTTGTAGAAAAAGTTAAAGAATATCAGCAAGCAGACTTCAAAGCATTATATGATCTTAAACAGTCTGTGATTAAAGAAAATAAAACAGAGACATTACCTTTACTAGGAATTAGTGAAGGTGTTCCTGATTTCTTGGTGGGTAGTACAATTATGTTAAATAACCTGAGTACTTTCCCTAATATCAATAGAGATACCTTCAAGACTATTAAGACAGTACAAAAGACTAGAGGTATTTATAATAAAGGTTTTGCAACTATTACTATTAATGACTCAGAGTTTGTCATAGATAGAGCAGATGCAACTGATGATGTTGCTAGACAAGTAGCTAGTGTACTTACTAATAAGAATATTGATTTCTCTGATAGAGTAGATTTCTTTAAACAGTTCTTTAGTAATGAGTTACAAGCTACAACAAGAAGACATGAGACATCTGGAGAGTATTCTAAAAAAGAATTCTGGTTTAACTATTCTAATTTAACTTCACAGGAAAGCAAGTTTAGAAACTTCTTAGATAATAGTATTGACTTATCTGATGCTGCAGTACAAAAGAAAACAGCTGAAGAGTTAAAAGCTGATGCTGATAAGATCTATGATGTATTGATGACTGGAAAAGGTAAAAGTACCAAGTATCCGGCTAAGATGATGTTCAACTCTGACTTACTTAAGAAAGAGCGTTACATGACTTATAATGCAGATACGGATGAGATTGTCTACCAAGATTATATCAACTTTGTACAGTCATTAAAAACACCAATTAGTATTTTCTCTGGAGACCCTGGAGTATTTAATACATATATGAAATTTGGTATGCCCTTACCTATCTTAGATCAGGTAAATGCTGCTGAACAAAGAAATCAAAATAACACACCATCAGAGACTAAAAGACTTAAAGATCAGATTGTAGATAAGTTAAGAACTGAAGGTGTAAGTGATGCTGATGTAGTATCAGTATCAAAAGGATTTGCATTTGGTAAACACTATGCAAACTTTAAAGTTGCTGTAGCAGGAATTGAAGGTGAGGTAAAAGTATACTTCCCTAACAAAACAGCTCTTATCTCAGTTGATGGTAAGACATTCCAGGATCCAACATTCCCAGCTAAAGGAGATTTAGTTAGAGTAAGTTATAGACCTGAGTTAACTACTGAGGACGGTAGAGTAATCAATGATGTACTTGAAGTATTTGGTATTGGAGAAGATGGAACAACACAATCTTTCATAGGATATGTTGCTGAAACAGATTTCTCTCAACCAAAAGAAACTCCAAGAACAGAACCTGAGATTGAAGAACAAGAGATTGAAGAAGTAATTGAAGAAGAGCCAGCAGTAGAAGATGCAAGAATCATTAATACTGGACCGGCACCAACTGAAAACAATACTGCAGTTAGTGATTTATTAAGCAGAGGCTTTGAAGGATTAGACAGATCAGGCCTGTTAAATAACAATGTAACTAAAGAAGAAATTAAGAAAGCTAAAGAATGGTGGGCAAACTCACCTTTGAATAAAGTTATTGAACTTACTCATGCAGCTAACTTAGTTAACTCAAATGTATATGCTAGATTTACAGCTGATGCTAAGACCTTACTAGAACCAGATGCACCAATGGCTAAAATTACCATTTACAAAAAAGGTACAATGGTTGATGTCTATCATGAAGCATGGCATGGTTTCAGTCAGTTGTATTTATCTCCTGAGCAAAAACTTAAACTATATAACTCTATTAGAGAGTATAAAGATAAAAACGGTAACACACCTTATGCTAATAAGAAATTCAGAGACATTGAAGAGATGTTAGCTGAAGACTTCAGAACATTTGCTAAGGACCCTAAGAAGTTTAATGAAAAGACTAAAGTACAAAAGAGTTTGTTTAGAAAGATCTTAGACTTCTTACAGAACTTATTCTTTGGTAAGACATTTGATCCAGCTAAGGCTGCTAGCAAAAACTTTGTAACTGATAACTATCCTGCTAATGTAGAGGCATTATTCACTAAGTTATACTATGCTGGTAAAGCCCCGGCTTTATTAAATAACTATACAGCTAAGATTGATAATGTTTCTTGGGATATACTTAACCGTGGTGTAGAAAAGATAGACAATAAACAAGAGGATGTTTTAAGTAAACAAGACTCTACTTTAGTGACTGCTAGTTTTGATTCTGTATTGTCTGAGACTATTGATGAGATCAATGATGCAAACAATGGAGTTAAATCAGGTACATTAAGATTGTTATCTGATAAACCTTTCATTGATAAGGTTACAGGTTTACCTACATCTAATAGAGAGAAAGTATATGGTATTATAAAAGAAAAATTTGATACTAGATTAAAAGCATTAAGAGAGGAGCTTGGGCCAATTACTGATAAGTCATTTGATTCATTTGATAGTTTAAAAGATCTTGAAGATAATGCTGTAGCAATTATACGTACAAAGTCTGGTAAGGATAAGTATATATTCTTATCATCTCAAGTTGATAGCTTTAAGAATCTTACTCCGGAGTTAAAGAATGGAGAACTTGTAAAAGGTGAAAGTTATAAAGGTGCAATTAAGATTGTAGCTGACTTCTACTTACATGACACTATTGGTAATGACACTGAACCTAATATAGAAGTACTAGTTGTTAATGACGCTAGAGATGCTAAGGTTCAATTTGATGCATTTGTTAAAGGTGGTCAAGATGACTTTACTGAACTTGTACAAAAAGAGATTCCGGAGTTAATTGATTTGACTAATGAACAAGAAGATCTATTGAATAACATTAGAATTCTTGAGACAACATTAAAGAACTGGGGTGACCTTAATTCAGGATTCTTAAAGTACTACACAGAGAACAGTAGATATGATTTTGTACGTGATACAGAAACAGATGTTGAGTATGTAGAGTATGATGAGAACGGTGAAGTTATCTCAGATGAAACAGATGTAAACAATGGTAAAGATAGTGCAGACTTATTTGACAAACAAGTAGGTAAGAAATCTTCTGATCAATTAGCTGGTAAAGAAACTAGATACATTGTAAATAGTTTATTCAAAGTTAACAAAGAAGGTGGTAAAAATACTTATGTCTATAACTCATTAGGTTTCAAAGAGTTAGCAGACTTTAGTAAATCTTGGAGCATCTTGTTAAGAGAGATTGGTGGTGTTAAAAATAGAGAAGTAGCTTTTGCTAAATTAGTTGCTGCATCTAATGACTATGCTCCTGAATTAAAACAACTAGTAGAGAAGAAACTTCCAGATCCAACTAAGGTAACAACTGAAGCTGAGTTTGATGTGAGTGCTTCTTTCTGGAGAGACTTTAGTTTGTCTAATATTCCTTATGATCAGTTGACACTTTTCCCGGTTATGGGTACAGATGAAAGAGGTCAAGAAGTTATTGGTGGTTTTTCAATGGAAGTTACTGATGCATCTTATGAAGCTAGTAACATCTTAAGAAAGTTCCAAAATAGATTTAAAGCTTTACAAGAAGGTGAAAACCCATATATCAGTAAAGTTAAGAATGTTACTATGATTACTGAGTTAGATACTTTAGTAAACAGATTTGAGAACAAGAAAAAACCAGGGACTTTTGATACTAATAAAGCAATTGAGTTCTTAAGAGCAATGGGTATATATGTAGATGATATACCTGCAATTAAAAGAGAGTTGAATAAGAATATTGAATACTACGGTGTTCAGTACTTATATGATATTGTTAAAGATCTAAATGACATTAAACAGAATCCTTTCCAGAATTCTACTCAGGCTCAAGAGATCTTAAATAAGTTTGTAGTAGATCCTATTGGACTATTCAAAAGTAAAATTCCACCTAAAGTATTAAAGAGCTTAGGTGATAAAGAAGTTTACCAAAAGAATATCATGGATAGACTTGCTAAGCTACAAGCTACATATGGTTTAGAAACAAGTAACTCAGGTGTTATTAATGCTGCGGGTGACATGGTATTTACCTATGTAAAAGACTTTAGTATTTCTAAACAAGTAGATGCTTTAAATACAGTAAAGAACTTATCTGATGTATGGGCTAAATTAGAAGATGGCACTCCAGCAAATAATGATTATAAGTTTATGAAGTACTTAGATCCTGCAGTAAATACATTTACTATGAGATCTCAGTTACTACGTAGTGTCTTTAACTTTGAGAGTGGACAATTTGATAGAAGAGGTGATAAAACATTTAGACTATCAATGGTTTCCGGGACACAGATTGCTGATTTGAATCAAGGTACAAATACTATTGACTTAGATCCTTCAGGTAAATTCTTACAGGAAATGCACACAATGCTTAAAGGTGGACTACAAGAGTTCATTAGAGCAGCAGGTAAGAAAACATCATTAGGTCTAAGAGTTAATGGAGGCTTGATCAAAGATAAAGGTGTTGATGAAAAACTATACGTGGATATTGAATCATTGGTTCCAAATGGACAAGGTGAGAGATATGCAGTGAATAGTATCTTGATTCCTTATATAGCATCTGAGTATGATAGAATTCAGAAGTTTAAAAACAATAGAGAAGAGTTTAAAAAGTATTCTGGATATAATGATAAAGTAGGTGGGACTAAAGAAAATCCTATCTATGCCGGTGAAGTATTTACAGCATTTGATAACATTCTTACTGAAGATACTAAAAAAGAATTGCTTAGTGAAGAAACAGTAAAAGCTGTTGAGGCTTCAGGAGGAGATATTGCATTGTATATTAAAAAGACTCCTGCATTAAGAGCAAAGGTAGAATCAGATATTATTTCTTATTTTGGTGAACAGACTTCAGCTAATCTTGATTTCTTAAAAACAGCTGAATACATTGATCCAGCATTGTTAGAAAAACTAGATAACACTGAGTTAGATGAGTTAGAAAAAATAGCTACTCTAGTTAAAGCTTTTACTTATAACTCATGGATACATAACTTTGAGACAGTAAACTTATTCTTGAATGATATTGCTCAGTATGGACATGCAAAAGAAAACTTGCATAAAAGAAATACAGGTGCTCAATCAGGAGGAAATGGGTACCCAACAGATATTTATGCACAGAACTTTATCAATAACATTTGGAATAAAGAAGGTAAGACATATGCTTCAACATTAGGTGCAGAGTATCCTAATATCAATTATGACGGTACAATAACTACAGCTATCATTGAAGATGTTGAAAGACCATCTGAATACATGCCTCAGATTGAAAAAGGTTTAAGAGAAGACTACGAGAAAAGTTTAAAGGATACTGGTTTATCTAAAGAACAAATAAGTGACATCATTGAAAAACGTATTAAAGCTGAGCTTAAAGTATATGCTGAAATGAATGAAGCAGATGGTGCCGGATATATTACTTTTGATGCATACCGTACACTTAGAAAGCTTGAGCAAAACTGGAGTCCGCAACAAGAAGCTTTATTCCAAAATATCATCAATGGTAAAAAGGTTAAGACTTCAGATGTAGTTGAGTACTTCCCTGTATATAAGTTACAGAACTTTGGACCTTTAGCTAATAACACTTTAGCTCCGGTTACATCTATGCATAAGTTTGCCTTGGCTCCACTAATCCCAACAGAGATTGCTGGATCAGAACTTGAACACTTACATAAACAAATGATTAAAAGTGGTACACACTACTTAACATTTATATCAGGTTCTAAAGTAGGTAATGTTACATCTAATGGTAAACCTGATCAAGTGTTTACTGATGATACTATGACTAAGTTAAAAGATACACTTGAACTTACTCCTAATATTCTTAATCTTGAGTATGTCAAAAATGTAACTGAGGTTAATACACATTTTAAATCTAAAATTACTTTCCCTACTCAAATGAGAGGTATCATCTTAGATGGTCTTTATGAGAAGGGTGATATTGCTGATGCTCACAATGCTCCAATTGCAGAAGACTATATAACATCTGTAAAACAGTATAGTGATGTTTTAAAAATGGAGTTGTTAAATGAGATTGACTATAAATATGTAGATGGTAAATATCAGGGTGACCTAGCTAAATTCTTGAAGCTAGTACAAAAAGAGTTGAGCAAGAGAGATATGCCTGAGCATCTAGTAAATTTCATTGGAGTTAATCCGGATAAGACTTTAAAGACAGACTTATCATTACACTTAGAGGCTGAGACAATTGAGAAAACTTTACTTGCTATTATCAATAAGAGATTGATCAAACAAAAAGTAAATGGTGAAGCCTTAGTACAAGTACCTAGTACAATGTACAATGGTTTGTGGGATAAGATGGTTAAAGTAGATAGAGCTGACAAAGATCAAGTAAGAAAATACTTGGGTTCTAATAACTTACCTTTCTACAGACCAGGTAAAGATGGAAAGACTGTACCAATGAAGATTGCAATATCGCTTCAAGGTCAGTTTGTTAACTTATTGGAACTTAATTACTTAGGAGAAAAAATTGGTACTATTGATAGATTGAATGAAGCTATTAAGAATGATGCTTGGATTAAACAAAATCAAGAAGCTATCACAGTTACTGGAGCACGTATTCCTATTCAAGGTTTGAACTCCTTAGAGGTAGCTGAGATATGGCATTTCTTACCAGCTGAATCAGGTAATAAAATTGTGGTTCCATCTGAACTTGTAGCAAAAGCAGGATCTGACTTTGACGTTGATAAGATTTATTGGATGATGCCAAACATCAATTCAAGAGGAGAACATATTAAATCATCTGTGACTAATGAAGAATTAACTAAGGATATTGATTCTTTGGAGGGGAAACCGGCTGACGCTAAATCAGCTGTGAGACCTGCTGTCTTAATTAAAAAACAGAAAGCAGCATTAGAGAATAAACTTATTTCAGCTACAAGAGCAATCTTAGAGTTAAAAGAAAACTATGCTACTCTAGTTAGACCTAATGAGACTTACTTGGTTAAACCTATTGCTGATGAACTTGAAGAACATGTTATTGAATATAACCGTTTCAAGAGAAATCATAATGAGCCTATTCAAGTTTCAACTGACGGTAAGAATAAGAAGTTAATTTCTCCTACAAGAACATTAGAGATTGGATACAATATCCATAAGCATGATGTAAATACTACATCTAAGAGTACATTAGGTATTGATGCATTGGATAATAAATTGAGTCCTATCTGGAACTCAGTAGGAGCTAAGATGCCTGCAACATATAAGGAATCATACTTTGATGATTACTTAAACAAATATGTTGATGGTACAGTAGACTATGAAACAAGATTGTTAATGCCTCACAATACTATGAAAAATAGTAAAGGGGAAACAGTAATTTCACTGTCTGCTAGATATAATCAAGCTGGAACACGTATTGCTGACTTACGTTCTCATAAACTTAATGGATTATTAGATGCTGAGAAAGATGCATGGGTAGCATTTATCCAAGCAAATTTAGAGGGTACTCCTGTTATGAACTACTTAATGGATGCAGGTGTACCAGAAAAAACAATCTTTGCATTTGTATCTCAAGGTATAACAAGAGACTATTTTGCTAAACAAAGAAACTTAAAAGGTACTTTTACTACAGCAATTAATAAAGCACCTATTGATCCTAAGTTTATTAAGTATAAAGCAGCATTAGCAGCAGAGAAATCAATACCTTTTAAATTAAAGAATAATATTATTAAAGAGGGTAGTGACTTGTATTTTAATGCAAAAGTAGCTAGTCTACCTAAAACTCAAGAAGTTTCAATTACAACAATTGATAGAACCAAATATGTAATGTCAGTTGGTGAGTTATTAGATGCAATAAAAAGTGATAAACTACCTTTTGATCAGATTAAACTTGTAACTGGTCAAGAAGAATATTATAAGAAACCAGCTTCACTTACCGGTGCAAAACACTATTATTATATGTCATTGGCTGCAAGTAAAATTGCAGGTATCAGTAAAGACCGTATGTTTAATACGGATGAGTTAATGGAAATAGTTAAAGATCCAGGTAAACCTGAAAATGCTGCAAAAGAAGTAGCTGCTTTTATGCACTTCATTGAGTTAGAGAAATTAATTAGAGGAGTTGGTGCAGTTAAGAAGTCATCTAATCCTGATACTAAGATCTCTAAAAACTTACAACAAGTTAAAGCAAGAGAAACAGATTACTTAGATGTATTAGATTCATCTAAAGTAGACCGTGAATTACCTGCAGACTTGAGAAATAAGTCAGTATTGAGCTCATTCTATGTTAATGACTTATCTATAGACTTAATTGAACCATTGTTCCCATTAAGACTAAACAAAGATATATCAAGTTACTTAACAGATAAACAAAGAGAATTCTCATCTACAATAGCTAATAAGTTTGGTGAGGGTATAGATGGCCAAGCTAAGTTTATTACTCAGTTTAATAATGGTGTGATTAACTATATCTTCCAGAACTACATGTCAAACTTTGTTAATACCAAAGGAGAGATAGTAGCAATGCCAGATAACTATAGAAAATTTGATGTTGTAGAAAGTAAAGAAGCAGTAAATGGAGCAGTACTGAAAGACGGTAAGATGTTAATCAATACAGCAGTACTTGAAAAAGACTTTAAGGACAAAGCTTATATTGATGGTTATGGTGGTGAAGATGGTTATGCTAGTAGAGGTTTAGTAGGTTTTTCACCACAGGATAACCCATTCCCAACTCAGTCATCATATAACCGCTATGTTCTTGAAAGAGAATACTTAAGACATACATATGCAGATACTGAAATTAAAGAAGGTCAGAAAGAACTATTTGAGAAATTCTTAAATAAGAAAGCTTTAATGAATGTCTTTAATCAAAAAGCTATTATGGGTACAGATGCCTATTCATATACTGATCAAGTAATGGATATCATTGAAAAACATCCTGATCTAAAAGATAGATTCCCAATTCTTGGCCAGTTATCTCAAGCTCCTTATAAGAATAAGAAAGATGAGAATATCAAAGTCATGCAGTTGAATGACAAAGATATGGTTACAGCTGATCTTGCTGGTGTGTACAGACAAAACTTAAGACAACTTGCTGATGTAACAGTACGTAAAATTAAGAGTACAGAACCTAATGGTGATGTTGAGAACAAAAGAATCAGTGATATATTTAATGTATTCTCATTAATGATGTTGTATCAACATGGTGTAGGTTATAGTAAGTTTGGTTTCCCTAAAGTATTAGATGAAACAGATTACGTAGCTGTTATGAA